TAACGCACTTTTTAGGGTCGGGTGTAACAAACCCGACCCTATTTTTTTGGAAGGAAACGCTTGTGACATACCTCACCGTAAAGACCTTTCCTCCTATCTCCTGCTGCTATCGCAATTGGAAAGCTGCATCCCACTGCCGGTTTCTTCATGGATACGCACTTGAGATTTCCGTATATTTTTCCGCCGCCTCACTAGACGAGACCCACTGGGGTGTGGACTTCGGGAAATTGAAAACCCTCAGAGAAAAACTCGAAGATACGTTCGACCACAAAACTCTGATCGAATCCGACGACCCCCATCTGGAATTGTTTCGTGCTATGTCCCAACAAGGGATTATCGACCTTCGGATCCTGCCGGGCATATCCTGCGAGAAATTTGCCCAATATGTCTTTACTCTGGCAGAGGGTTGGCTAACGGATAATGACTATAATGCCAGAGTTTGGGTCAATAAGGTCACGGTCAAAGAACATCACCACAATGCCGCGTCATTCCAGCAAATATTATAATTGCAAAGGGATGCGAAATGTGTTATATTATAGAACGGTTTCCCACCCGTTCTTGAGAAAACTCATGTCCATTCCCGAGTTAACTGTTGCCCGTATGCTCGAACTGGCACACGGGCAGGCGCAGAACCTTATTGTTGGGAATAAAGAACAGATTATGCCAGTTTTTATGGTCTTGGCTGGTGATGATAGTATCGTTTTCGTGGGTACTCCCTGGCACGGCGACGATCAAAAGGACATGGCAATCGTCATGCTCAGGGAATTGATGAGGGAGCACAAAGCCACAGCTTACAGCTTCCTCACCGAAGCTTGGGTTGCACGACAGCCAAAAGGTTGGAGACCGGGACGAGACCCTCGAGGTATAGCGCCTATGGATCGGCCGGATCGCAAGGAGGTTGTTCTTGCGATGGCTACGGACGGAACTACCACCCAATACAAATCTTGGGATATCGTGCGTGATGCGGACGGTAACTGTGCCGAATTAGTGGAAGTAAAAATGGCTAAGTTCGCATTTGGGCGTTTTGAAGGGCTGTTGCCAACATCCACACACTAAGGAAGAAGAAAATGAACGACAACCTGCGATCTTTAGGCAAAACGGTTCCACATATTTACGTTGGAGCCGACGCGACACTATTGGAGCGAGTCGAGAATCCGATGCGCCTTGAAGATATTACCTCTACAATTACCTTGACCACTGACGAATTTACCTCGATCTGCCCCGTCACTGGGGGACCAGACTTTGGCACCATTATCATTGAATATGGACCCGATAGTTGGATTGTTGAATCCAAGAGCCTGAAATTATATTTGGAGAGCTTTCGCATGGAGCCAACGTTCCATGAGAAAGTGGTCGCGAAGATTTGTCATGACCTGAGAGAACTGATCCAACCAATGTGGATGGAGATATCTGGCAAGTTTAAGCCTCGGGGTGGTGTTGCAATCGAGCCTCACTGCTCCTATAATTGGGAGGAAAGCGCGAACAAGGACCAGTAATGTCTATTGCCCTATATCATTCAGGGTCATTAGGGGCTGCCTCTCATAGGCAGACCCTAATGAAATTGATCGATTTCCGCCTACTTTCGTTCCACGAAAAATATGTGGTGACAGCTAGGAACTATATTAGACAAGTCCAAAATGTAAGAGACACTTCCAATATAACCATAATGTTTGACTCCGGAGCGTTCACGGCGTGGAAGCGTAAGGAAAAGGATATCGAAGTCACGGATCTGCTATCCAGATTGAAGAGGGCTTTTAGATACTGTGAGGGACGCTTTAAAGAGGTTTATGCAATCTCTCTGGACAAGATTCCTGGCGAATCTGGTCGAACCCCCAGTGCTGAGGAAGTACGAGAGGCAATCCGAATATCCGATCAAAATCACCATATACTGTCCAACGAACTGGGGGATCATGTTCTGCCCGTCTTTCATCAAGGCGAACCCGAATCCAGACTTGATGAAGTGTTGGGCCTCAATGGATCCTATATTTGTGTCTCACCCAGAAATGATGTCCATGAAGCTGCCCGACGAGGATGGGCTCAGAGAACCCATAAACTAATTCCAAAGAAAGTTCGGACACACGGTCTGGCGGCGACTGGTGGTGAAATGCTTTTGAACGTTCCCTGGTCCTCGGTTGACTCGGCAGCAATCATCCAAGCCGCAGCGTTCGGTAAAGTATTCATTCCAAACAAGAATACATTACTCCTAATCAATGTCTCCAAGCATTCGTCTTTTCGGCGTCATTACGAAAAGCACTATGACCATTGGCCTGACTACAAGGTAAAAAAAACTTTGGAGTCCTACCTCTTCCAGGTAGGAGTGACATTGGAAGATATTCGGTCAGAAGGTGGAGCTAGGGAATTGATTAATGCCGCAGTTCTAGTGGAAGCATCTAAAAGAGACCATCAAGAGGTTCTTGTAGAACAGGGATTATTTGCATTGTGAGCAAGAGCAATAGGAATAGACTCTATGTGGGTAGATCAATTCGCCATGAAGGGTCACCATGTTTGGGTTGCGGTAAGATATTGGATGCAGGAGCTGGGGTCGGTCATAGAAAGAAACCTCATCCTGGTGCTATTTCAATATGCCTTGCATGTGGGCATATTCAAGCTTATGGAGCTGGACTAAAGCTTCGGGAGCTTAATGATGAGGAGATATTGGCTATAGCTGGTGATAAGAAAATTCTTACCATTGTGAAGGCGGCGGGTTATGCCAGAGAGTTCTCTGACAAGGGTGGGTATCCTTATTACCAATGGAAGCGTATGCATTAGTCCCGTGTCAACTGAGCTAAAAGGAATGCGCTAAAATGACGTTTCCTCTGGATCGTAAACGTTTCTGCACACGGGTCTGGAGCACAGCTAGGGCTCGATTGCAGAAACGTTTAGCGAGCGTTTATGGCACACCAAAGTAGACGGCAACGGACTAAAGTAGCACACACCAAAATCAAGTGCCTAACATGCGGAAAAGAGGTTATAAAGCGCGTAGAGCGGCAAAGGTTCTGTTGTCCCAAACATAGAAACACCTGGCATAATCAACAAAAGAAACTGGCAGATGACCCTAAATGATGCCCTCATTGTTTGTGCTCCAGCACTTGAACCAACTCCTCGTTTCTCCGATGTTACGGTGCTGTTGAAAGATGGCGAGCTTTCAGCCTTCAATGGTAATCTAGCGTGCTGGGCGCCGATTCCGTCTCACTACGGTCCTGTTGCTTTGTCTGCTCCACGACTTAAAACTGTCTGGGCTGCTCATGCCACTATGAGTGTAGCCACCGCTTTCACGACCATAACTCGAGGAAAGACTCGGTATCGTCTTGCCCAGAAGCCAATCAACGAAATCATTATGCCACCACAAATTGAAGGTGGAGTTATCTTTCCAGATAACTTGCGTCGAGCGGTTAAGTATGCCATGACTTTTATGTCAAGCAATGCTATCCACTTGTGGGCGAATGCTGTGACGATAACCTTTAGAGGCGTCATTACAACCAACAATCAAATATTGGCAAAGATTCCAATTGAATCTCCTTTCTCTGTCCAACTTCCCCCATGGGCTTTGACCGTGCTATTCTCCCGCGATGAACTGCCCCTGTTTGCGTATACCGAGAACACCATTAAATTTGAATATTCGGATGGCGCTATCATCCAAGCCCAGAAGCTTGATGTGGAGATGCCTGATAAATTCTTTGATCTTGCCGATAGTCTAACCCCAGCGTTAGTTCCGATCGGGAATGTGTTGGCTGATTTGCAAGAGGTCAATAACATCGGTGGACGGTTCTGCAAGTTTGACCAAGGCCTGTTATCAGTAGATGGAGAGAATGGAGAACTAGCAGAAACGACCACTGAAATTATGGGCCAATTCAAGATGAACTTAGGTACTGCGGAGTTAGTGTTTGGCGTTGCTACCCATGTTGGGTTCGATGATCCCACGAAACTCAAATTCTATGACGCCAAGACAGGGCTCATAGGTATCGCTGTAGGTGCGACGTGAAACAGCCAAAGCTTAAAAAAGGTAAATACAAGTGTGCTGGGTGCAAAGGAATCTTCAACAAGGGGTGGTCTGACAAAGAGGCAGCAGAAGAATTCCATGAAAACTTTCCCGATCAACCATTGGATGAACAAACTGACCTTATTTGTGACGTTTGTTATGACCTGATTATGGCAGACATGAAAGCCAATCCCTGGAAGTATGAAGGACTAGAGTGATGCTTGGAACCAATGCTGTTGCCCATGCTACCGACCTCGCGACATGGGACCAAAAGTATTCGGTCTCCGAGATATTTCCCACCATACAAGGTGAAGGACCGTTTAGTGGATATCCATCAGTCTTTGTCCGTATGGCGACTTGCAATCTCCGATGCCACTTCTGCGATACCGATTTTGACAAGAAAATGGAAATGACTTCCGAAGATATAATTAGGGAGATTAAAATCCACAAGCCACAACCTCTAGTAGTGATAACTGGCGGAGAGCCACTACTACAACCCATAAAACAATTGATCGACCTTATTCACCACAGATTAAAATATAAAATGGTACAAATTGAGACGGCAGGGACTGTCTGGTTAGAATCATTAAACCAAACCAATATCCGCATCGTTGTTTCTCCCAAAACTCCAGAAATCAACCATAACGTTAAGACCGTCGCACATTACTGGAAATATGTTATCTCCGCTAAAGATGAACATTGCCCAGATACAGGCGTTCCCATAACTGCCACACAACCTGGGGGAAACAAGGCTCGCCTTGCATTGCCACCACCCTGGCTTAGACCTGTCGATGTATTCTTGATGCCACAAGAGGGTGCAGGTGAGGATATGGTGGCAAATTATAAAAAAATAGCCGAATTATCAATGAAGCATGGCTATCGGGCATCTGTGAGAATCCACACGATAATGGGATTACGATAATGGCTGAAACAGAAGTTGGACGGTTAGCCCTGAGAGTTGAAGGCGATTGGTGGAGAGCATATTGGGCTCCCCACCAGTATGATTTTGATGGTGCGGTTCTATTGGGATCGATCCGCATGTCCTTGACGAAAGGAGCAGTAAAGGAGCACTTTATCAAGGTCATGTGTGAAGCCTTTAATGTGGTAGTTAAAGATACGACTGGACAAGAACCAACATGGGGCGAACCACATTCTGCTCCAGAAAACGAGAGGAGCGGACGTGGCTGAATATTGGGATGACGCTAGTGGAATGTTTTGGGAGGATGAACAATGGCAGCGTCGGGGTCATGGTCCTAAAGAGGATCCAATCGTTCAACTTCGGAAGAGGTTGATTGGATTTACATTTAATGATACCTACGATAATCCCCCTCTCCTCGATCCCCCCGCGAATGCTGTCATGGCGTTCGATACTGAAACCGACGATCCAGACCTGTTGACGAGAGGATCGAGTTGGGCATTTGGCATAGGAGAGATCATTGGGTTTTCAGTCGCTTGGACCGGACACAAAGCTTATTATCCTCTGCGCCATTGCAGCGGTAATATTGACGCTGATGCACCACTTCGATGGCTGGCATCCCAAGTAAGGCGACAAGACCTAACTTGGGTCATGGCTCATGCCAACTATGACGTAGGCTGGTTATTCAGAGAGACAGGACAATATCCTGTAGGTAAGATTATCGATGTCCAACACATGTCGGCACTCCTAAATGAGAATGAGTTTAGCTATTCCCTAGAAGCCATATCCATGCGATGCTTGGGTGCGGGCAAGGAGACTGATCGCCTCAAACAGCTAGAGGGACAGTTTGCCTGTAAACATACCACGATGATGGCAAGCCTGAAATACCTTCCCGGCCCTGTGGTTGCTGGATATGCGGAGACAGACGCCGAGCGGACTCTCCAGTGTTATTATGCCATGCTGCCAAGGATCCAGGAAGAGGGTCTCACTACCATATTTGATTTGGAGTGTGATCTTATCACCGCAGCAGTGGATATGAAGCGGTTAGGTCTCAGGGTTAATGTCGATCGGGCTCAATGGCTATCAGAGGATATTCAGAAGCGTAGAATGCCAGAAACCGTTGACGAGATAAAACGGTTGACTGGCATCACAGTCTCGCCCTGGCAGGCCGATTCCTGTTATGCCGCTCTCACTGAGGCTGGGGTACAAGGGATTAAAAAGACCGCCAAAGGAGCGTGGCAAATCAATACAGAACTATTGGCGGTGCAATCTAAAACCAGCCCGGTGGCTAAATATATCTTTGACCTTCGGAAAATGTCTAAAATTTCTGGAACCTTTATCGAAGGCCATATCCTCTATTACGAGAATCATGGCAGACTTCACGCCTCTTTTAACCAGTTGCGGAGTGAGAGTGACGCCGAACAGGGATCAAGTGTTGGCACAGTCACTGGTCGATGGTCAGCCTCTGATCCCGCCCTACAACAAATTCCAGTGCGAGACCCAGAATGGGGGCCAGAGATACGCTCCCTATTTCTACCAGAGGAGGGTGAAGAATTTGCATCCCTCGACTATTCGTCCCAAGAGCCACGAATGGCTGTTCATTTTGCTTACAAAGCGGGGATACGTGGATCAAGGGATGCTGTTGAGCAGTTTCGGAAAGACCCACGTACCGATTATCATCAAATGGTTGCCGACTTCTCAGGTCTTAAACGAGACAGGGCTAAGACACTGAATCTGGGTTTAGCGTATGGAATGAAACAAGCCAAGATGGCTCGCGCTCTGGGACTACCAACACAATGGATGAGGCTAGAGAAGATAAACGGGAGTCGAACGAATTGGATCCCAATATCATATTCCGAGATTAATCGATGGCGATCTGAGGGCCAACAATGCGTTGAGGTCGCTGGCGATGAAGCAAAGGCAATCTTAAAGAAATGGAAAGAAGGTGCTCCGTTCTTAACAGGTCTATTTGAGGAGTGTGAAGATATAGCCAAGGAGCGGGGCTATATCTGCACCCTTCTCAAACGCCGATGCCGATTTGATAATGCTGGCATGGGAGTCATCATTGATACCTATAAGGCAATGAATAGGTTGTGCCAATCATCTTCGGCAGACCAGACCAAAAAAGCCATGTCTTTATTGAAAGCAGAGAAGATTCCAATGAGATTGACTCTCCATGACGAACTCCTGTTTAGTATCTCGGACAGAACGATAACGGAGCGCGTCAAAGAGATAATGGAGCACGCCGTTGAATTGGTTATACCCTCAGTCGTGGATGTAAAGTTTGGTCCTACATGGGGCGCTATACCAAAATAAAATGCTTGATATGGTCAGACTTCTATGCTATAATGTAGGAGTAATGAATGATGCCTGCACCTGATCTAATCATCGACATAGATTATGTGGTGATTGAGGGAGTCCGAATAAATCGACCGAGTAGAATGAGTATCCTGCAATGGTTAGAGTTATGGGAAAGAACTCAGGTTACATGGGACAGGAGTCGTCGTCATTAACATGTTAAATGAACTGGAGACATAAATGACGGATATCACGGTAGCCCAGGAAACTGGGATTGTTATAAGGACTGCGGAGCAGTGGCGACAATACGTCCAGGAAGCTTCATTCTTGGAACTTGATGCCATCCTTGAGAAAGGACGACGGATTCGGGAATTTCATTCCGAGTTCTTTCGGGACAAAGAGAAGTGGGGTGGCACGTGGACGGTCGCGTGCAAAAACATCCTTTTCCTTAGTCAATCAAGCTGTTCCCTTTACGAAACAATCAACCGTGTTTTCGATCCGCTTTTATTGCAAAGGGTTCGTCATCTTTTGCCCTGCGATATCATGTCCCTATCATTGATCGCTAGAGCGGTCGAATTGGATCGGGGCGTTGTCAATGAGGCAGCCGCCACTAACATTCTGTCTCCTGAAATGAATCGGGAAGCTGCGACAAAGGTCCTCAAAGCCGCCGAACAAGTTGCTGAGGAGCATGTGATAAACCTCATCAGGGAGGGTAAAACTGATGAGGAGATATTTAAATCCACAGCATTGACTTACCAGAAAGTGACCGACCTCAAGAAACAGGTCGGCGACAGAGCAACGGAATTGAATCCAGAAGATGTTGGTCCAGATGTTGCGCGCGAGATACCAACTCCACCTCCCTCAGCGCCGGCTGCTGCGCCGAAGAAGGTGACTGTAACGGCGCCACAGCAGCAAGTTGTTCCGCCACCACCGGCCTTATCACCTTTCAATGCGATACGGTTCGAGGTACAGAACTTAACCAATGTGATCATGGAGGATACGCTTAAAGTGATCCTCGAGTTCCGTTCCGAGTTCCCAGAAGTGTTCGCAACCATAGCTCAATGGGACGCGAAATTTGGTCCTCTGGCTGTGACAACCGTCCTCAAGCAACTCCAGCCAGACTTTAATGACGGAGAAGCAAGCCCAAAATGAGTAAGCCTTCTGTTGTCCTTTCTCCCGAGGAGCATGATCGAGTTGTGGAGTTGGTAAAGTCGGGGCGTACAATCAAGGGGATCGCGGACGAGTTCGGTTTCACTGCTAAGGGCGTTTCAAGTTACCTTAGGCGGAATAACATCGAACGCCCTGAGTCTCTTGATGGGGAAAAGGATACGCAGAAGGCTGCCCTCCAAGAACTACTCGACCGATCTAAAGAGGTAAGAGAAAAAGAAAGGGAGAAAAGAGCGTCCCAGCCAGAGCCACCTAGAGAAATTTTTGATCCAACTCCATCCGACTTTAAAATGCGCCTTATCACCCTAGCGGAGAAAAAGCAATACGACTGCTCTTGGATCATTGGTGATCCCAAGAAATATTATCGGTATTGTGGTAATTCGACGATTGGAGTTATTGGTGTGTACTGTGAATACCACAAGAATATATCTCGGAACAAACAACAGGTATCTTCGCCAAAACCCTATGTACCCGTAAATCACAAATAACTAGCAGTGGACAGCGTTCTGTGCTATTATACAGAATGAAAGGTGATACTTGCTCGGGGAATCTCATACCGCAGCGGAACCTAGACTACCGGCGAGGGTACGTGGAGATTGTTGCATGTTAATCTCCATCAGTCCACTACAAGGCATTGTTCGGGCTCCCGAGCAAGGAGTCGCTTCGGCGACAAGGTCATTGAGCCCGTGAAACGATGCAACGTCTAGGATACTCGCCCCCGATGACTCCCGTCGTCGGGGGCGGTATTTATTGAGGAGGGAAAAATGAAAGCGGTATTGATTGGGGCATTCTTACTCTCACTGGGGGCTACCAATGCGGAAGCTTGTCACCGATTTAGTCGATGGTATTACCCCTACCCCCAGCGGTGTGATACGCGGCCCCTAAAGCACGATCTGGTTTATCGGGTGACCTCAGATCCGCCCGTACCGACTCCTCGCGAGGACGATGTTACTACCGACCCAGAGATTCCATTGCCCGATATGGCAGCGGTGTGGGAACCCCAAAGTGATTTTAAGGAATTGCAAGAAGGTCTGGAGCGAAAGAAAGCCTTAATTCTTTTGCTCAGTCGTCCCTAATTCTTTGTTCGCCGCATCAAGCGCCGCCATGATAATATTGCCGATCGGGGATGGATCAACGAAGGGATGCATTGATCCATCACTCGCCTTAGCGAGAATGGTTGGCGTGCTTAGGGCGATAATGATTTGATTAACCGCCTCTCCTGACAGATAGATATCAGGAGTAGCAGTGCCGGGTGGCTTAAAGGGTGTGTTCATTTGACCACGCTATCATAAATGCCCGAGGGTGTCAAGTCCTTATTTGTCACTTTTTCTACTAATCCAATAAGCTATTACTGTGGAAAATGCCGCGATGAGACCACCAATTACATTGGATGTGGTCTCATTATTTGGTACCACAAAAAATACACTAAAAACAACCAATCCCATAAACGTTAATATAACCAAAATAGATATGGTTAACATTCCATGTGTTGGATCAAATCTGGCTGAGGCGATTAATAATATAATGGTGAATGCGATGGCAAGTGCAATACCCATAGTTGCAGGATAATCAAGAAGTTTAGGTACTGGAGGCAAGTTCCCAACATATTCACTCGGGCTCATTTCCCTAAGACTTTCGCGACACCATAGACGCCGTATAGCCCAATTGCCATCCCAGCTATTTCAAGAGAAGTCCGAAACAAATGTTCGGGCGAACACAAATCGCTTGCCGCTATTCCTGTATGGGCTAAAGCAAAACACTGGCTCACCGCATAAAAGTCCATGAGCGCGAATATCGTTAAGATTAGTAACGCACCACATAGAGCGATTAGGCTGGTGAGCGGAGTTGGGTTCATTTCAGCAGCTTCAACAACCCAGCTGGGGGAAAGAAGGTGGCAGCAGCACCGATGATCATATCCTTGATATCAGTGGTATTGTAATCCTCAGCTTTCACCGCCGGAAGTAGGTCAGATATAACTTTGGTTGCGGATTCCAGAACTGCTTCGGGATTGTCGATCTTTCCTTGTAGGACAAGTTTCCCTGCTTCCGTAAGCGCAGCACGGCGGATTTCTCCCTCGTTACTATCGCTTTCCTGAATAGCAAGTTTCGTCCGAAGCCAGTTGAACACATAGGCACAGAGGGCTGTCCCAGCAGCCCCCAGGCATGTGATCGCAAGGGATTGGAGTTCGCTGAGAATACTATCCATCGTCCTGCTCCAGCGTCGAGGGGTCTGGCATTGGGGCGTTCTGGGGCAATCCCGGCAACTCTGCTTCCGCCACCGTCGTTATTGATTGGGTAGCTGGAATCTGTTTTAGGGCGCCTTTGAATTTCCAGTAGTAACCCGCAATTGTTGACGCTTTGTCGGTTCCGTTAACGATGCGTCGAGCGTTGACTGGATCTTCAATTCCTTTCGATTTAGACAGATATTTGGGTAGTCCAACACCTGTGAACCACCCATAGATCATTCCATCATAGGAAATGAGTGCGGATGTTTCAGCATCCAAAGCATTGTTGGCAACAGGGTGAATCTGGCAATCCTTGCCATAACGTTCTTTGAGGAATTTCTGCCCGTTCTTGTAGTTTTCTTCCCATGTTAACTGGACATAGCCTCGTCCATAATAACACTGGTTATAAGGACCGGCGGGCTTGCCATAGCTCTTGCCGGACCCGCGCCCATATTCTTCAATGGGCTGCATAGTGTAGGCAGTTTCATGGTAGAATGTTGCCAGAGCATAGGCAAGCCACATCGTACCATCATTGGGATTGTTGGCCTCGAACGCCCATTCCCAAACCTCAAGGAGGTAGTTCATACCATCGACTTGAGATTGGGTCAACGTGCCACTGAACAGGTCTTTCCGCACAGTGTCAAAAAAGAATTTCCGATCGTAAGGCATTTATTCCTCCTCAGGTGATGGAAGCGTCGAGTTCTCTGCTGGGGGAGCAGGTTGTTGAGCAGCAGCGGGTTGATTGCCCTCATCGAGCCATGCGAGATATTCCTGATAGTCGATGTTATCGGGATCAAATGGAATGAATGCACCATCCTCGTCTCGCACGATGATGGTTTTGTGGACATCATTCGACATGTGATCCCAGATTTGGGTGTAGGACATGTTAAAGCTCCGCGGTTGCAGTTATTACGGTTGCGAATATTCCAGCAGTCGTTGTTGTGGAACAAACACGGTTATCACACACAAAGGTATTGGAACTGGGTCCACCTGATAAAACTCCGATCGCATTCGCAAATGCAGGAGCACCGAGTAGAGAAACACCTGTTAAAGTAGGTGCTGCTCTTGGAGTAACAGGAAGCCATCCAAGACCATAATAGCCACTGCCGCTGGTAGCATTGCCATTCCAGTATGCTGAAACACTTTGATAATACCGCTGGCAATCTGCCAAACTCTTGGCTGGTGATTGATGATTAAATCGTGAGGCGACAGAACCAATTTCTAACTTGACACCAGTAAATCCCATGGCAGCGCCATTAGTTCCCATTAAATTAATTGCACCAGGACCGCTGAGGAAATTACCACTTTGCCATGCATTAAGGGTAGAAGTAACTCGGGTTGATCCCATACCTGAACTGAAAAAGACATAGACGCCGGCACCATTACCACTCAATGTCCAAGTCCCGTTCGGATCACCGAGAATAGGAATAATAAATCGTGTCCATGTGTTAGCGGTTGTAATTGAATAAGTAAAGGGAAAAGATCGATTGGCAGCACTGTTTTGAATGGAACCAGAGTATGTACCAACTATGCTGGCATAAGCCCAAAATGATAAAGTAGCAGGTTGAGCATTTGCCGTACCCCAAGCAAAATCGCTAACCATATCAGCTTCGATCATTTGGGAAATGCCAAAATAATCTGCTGCCAAAAGTGTATACGCTGTGGTAGAAGCTATTTGAAGTTGATAAGGGAATCCTGGATTATTGCTGGCAACCCTTTGAACTCCACCCTTTCCAGTTTGACTTGCATTCCATACCCAACGATCAATACAGTAACCCGCTACGGTAACAAGAGCACCATTATTGCGTTGGTCAATCCGCATGTCACCATTGATGATCTTATTCTCACCAGGAGTACGGGCATCGACCTGTTGTTTCGTTGCTGCTCCAAGAGGATCGGTAGGTTCAGCAGAAAGGATCAATGGTCCCGTCATTGTGCCGCCAGACACGGGCACATAGCCAGAGCCTACACCATTAGCGACCCATTTCGTGCCGTCCCAAATCCATTGTATTCCACCCCCAGTGTAGATTTGGTTGAGGGTTGGACTAGCGGGGAAGTCAAGCATAGTTAAAACTCCGCGCTTATGGTTGCACTAAAATTACAGTTTGTACCAGCACCACTCGCAGTAACTACCATATTGGATCTGAATCCATATGGATCCGTTTGAGGGATACCTAAAGTGGATCCATTGGAATAAATTTGATTGGAAGGTGTTACTGTTGGTGCTGCCCGCATTGTTGTGGGAAATGTATATGAGGTATAAATCATACCACCTGCAATATTATAACCAGCCGTTAAAAACGCAAAGGTGGGTTGTTGATAGTATCGCTGGCAATCAAGCAAACTTTCGGCTAATGATTTCCGGTTAAAAGGTGTGGCGACGGAGCCAATTTCCAATTTGACGCCTGTTATAAAGAAGGCTGAACTAGCAACGGAGACGATGCTATACGCACCCGTTGCACCAAGAAAATTGCCATTTTGCCATTGTCCTGGTATACCGCGCCAATTTGTACCACAGCCAAGGTCAAATGATAAAGATAATCCGCCACCGTTGCCACTCATTATCCACGTTCCAGAAGCATCTGGTGGAATAGGAATAGTAATTTTAGTCCACGTGCTGGCCCCTGGGAGTGCAAAGGTAAACGGATATGATCGTGTTGGTGTACTGGCTGATGTATTACGAATTGATCCACTATATGTTCCAGCATTGATTGACGCCGCCCAAAACGACAAAGTGGCTGGTTGTGCGTTGGCTGTTCCCCAACAAAAGTCGCTGACCATGTCAGCTTCAATCACTTGGTAAACGTAGAAAAAATCCGTTGCTAGAGAGGTATATGGTGTAGTTGGGCATAACCACGATGTATAATTAGGAAATCCAATAGCCACCGAACCCGGACCACTTCCTTGACCCCAATTAATTTTAGCGGCTTGTGCTGCGCCAAAACCAATACGATCAACGGTATAACCTGAGGCGGATCCACTAGCGACTCCTCGTTGGTTGATCCGCATGTCGCCATTGATGATACGGTTGGAACCAATCATTGGATATTGATTGAAATACCTCAGAGTAACAGGATTGAATATGTTGACAGGATCACCATTGAGGACAAGTGGACCGGTTAAATTGCCACCAGACAGGGGCAGATAAGCTCCGCCTTGTTGATTGGTGGCTGGCACCCACTGGGACGAATTACCGTCATAAAACCAAATATACATTTGACCTTTGACACTATCCCACCACATTGATCCTATTGCAGGGGATGAGGGTGGAGTATCGCCGATGGATATTGATGCGCCGCCACCGCCGCCTCCCCCAGAGCCGGGTGTGAGGGTCCACTTGACGCCATCCCACGTCCAGGTGATTCCGCCCGACGTGAAAGTTTGACCATTTGTTGGATTGGCGGGGAAGTCAATCATGGTCAAATCTCCGAATTAAACGTTGCTGTGGATGATGACCATCCACCACCCGTCGCTGTTATAGTGGCTTGTACGGTAATAGAATTAGGTTGTGCATTGTTAAGGGAAATTGCCCCCATATTGCTTACACTTGAATTGGTAAATGCTACAGTGGGTGCAACTCTCATTTGAACTGGGAAATAATAACTAGACCACATTACTCCGGGCGCCACATTATAACCTCCAATAAATGTGTTGGCTGTCTGATAATACCGCTGGCAATCTCGCAGAACTTTTCCTGGCGTCTCACGATTGAATGGTGTTGGAACATTTCCAATTTCCAGTTTGACACCAGAAAGTTGAAAGATTGCACCATTGGTGGCAACAATACCCGCTGCTCCCGCTACACCGTTTACATTGCCATTTTGCCATTGATTTGGTACAGCAGATCGGACACTAGATCCAGAGCCAAGATCAAAGGTAACATAGACCGATCCACCACTACCAGAGTTGACCCATGTGCCACCAACATCACCTGGAATAGTTACAACAACCTTCGACCAACCAGCTGAAACAGAAAAGGTGAATGGATAGCATCGATTAACTGGTGGACCATAGTTACTGATACAACCGGAATATGTTCCTTGAGCACTGACATTAACCCAGAAAGATAATGTAACAGGTTGAGCGCCAGGTGTGCCCCACGCGAAGTCATTGACCATGTTGGCTTCGATGGGCTGGAAATAGCAAAAACTATCTGCCGCTGCTGCTGTATAGGCAGATAATGAAGTAATGGACATGCAACGTGGAAAACCATTTGGAGTTCCAGCAACGCTGTTCGATGTAGCCCAATTCATTTTACCGGCCACAGACATACCAAGTTTCCACCGGTCTGCTGTTATACCTGTCAGTGTTCCACTTGATCCATATTGATTGACTAAAAAATCACCATTGATAATACGGTTGGATCCTGTTGACAATGGGGGCTGAACAGCGGTGCCAGTAGCCAGCCACTTCTTTCCATCCCAAGTCCAGGATTGTGGACCCGAAGTGAAAGCTTGACCAACGGTGGGCGAGTCAGGGAAATTAATCATTGTGCTGCCTCCAGTTGGGCAACTCTAACCCTGAGTGCCTTAATCTCTTGAAGTAGGAGTGGCACAAATTTGGAATAATCGACACCCCACGAGTCGTCTGGTTCATGGTGATAGACAGCATCGGGGAATACTTCATTCACCTCTTGTGCCATAACCCCATAAGCGCGAGTACCGCTCTCAATCCACTCAAAATCATAAACCATGATTGCGTCAAGGATTGGTCCAGCATCGAAGCTTTGTTCATTGGTCTTGGAACGCGCGTCCGATCCTGTGTTAAAGGACACTACGCCCCCAGCTGCTTGGCTGATCGATCCGCCTGCACCACCCCCGTAATAAAAACTTATTGCCTGTCCGGCGGCGGAGCGATTGGTCGAAATGGAGTTAAAAGCAGCAGTGCCAGTTTCAACAACCAAACCATTGCTAGGAGCCCAACTAACACCATTTCCAGAACCCAGAGCAGCAGCGCCTCTCGCTCCACCAAGGATAATAGTGCCGTCTTGGCGCTGTAGTTTAAATGGCGTGTCTATGTATGCACCTGTATCACTGTAGCGGCTGAAGGTGCAATTTGACCCAACGCTTCCACCGCTTTCAGTAGAGGTGTCACCAAGTTGAATATTCCATCGTATGGTTGTCCCTCCCGGTGTTCCAGTATAACCAAGAATTTGATTGGCAAAGGCGCCGGGGGCTTTTGCCATAGTTAAATTTGAGCCAGTTGCAGCTGGAGCTAATAAGTAAACAGTCCCTCCATTGCTCTGGAGGAATTGTGCGCCAAGGCTACCACTCAACGTCCCACCAGTCAGGGGCAAATTTAGGGCATCACCTGCCTGCATCTGGGCTAAGGTAACTGCGCCAAAGGAAGCGGTCGCATTACCACTTAAAGTCAACAGACCAGTCATTGTTCCCCCAGTCAGGGGGAGGTAGCCGCCTCCAAATTGATTGGTCGTTGGCGCCCATTGACTTGAGGTGCCATCATTATACCAAATATATAATTGACCTGCCGTACTATCCCACCATAATGAGCCAACAGTGGGATTAGTGGGCGCAGTATCACCTACCGAAACTGTTGTTCCACCTCCACCGCCTCCAGAACTACCAGGTGGAATGTTGACTGCGATCACCCACTGGGATGAATTACCGTCGTTGTAGAAAACGTAAAGCTGACCACCAACACTATCGAACCACAACTGCCCATTCTGGGGGTTGGTTGGCGGTGTGTCCGAGACAGTAACCGATCCACCAATAGGCGACCAATTTGCTGAAACAAAGGCTCCTGCATTCGAGGGCGCCAAAGCCCGATACATAATACCCTGATAAATGGCATGATCGCCAACAAAATAATTTGCCGTCGTTGAGAAATACCGAACTGCGATAAGGTCTAGGGCTGCATTGGCTGGGTTAATAACGCCGAGTTGATTATCGGCGTAATTAACATAAAGTTCTCCTGGCAATCGACCAGTTGGTCGATTTTGCGTTGTGGAGCTACGAAGTGCTTGGACTTGATTTGGCATGGCTATATAGCCTCTCGCTTAACCCTATATAGGGCGAGTTAATAAGTTCCGCAGTCGATTATACCAGACCAGAACCCACCTTTACGACCATAAGTTACTCCGTCTGTTGGAGCATCAGAGATACCAATGCCAGGAGCTCCTTGAGCACCTGCTGGACCAGTCGGACCAGGAATGCCTTGAGTACCCTGTATACCCTGAGGACCAGGTGGTCCCTGAATAAGACCACCATCGATCCATCCCGCTGCATTGACAGTCGTTCCAACATAGACCCACACATGACCGGTGACGGTATAAATCAATCCCTGTCCAGAAGTCGCTTGAACAGGAGCCGGGGGATTACCGGTACTATCCCAATCCTCTGGAATTAACCCTGATGGGGGAAGGTTCGCAGGGGTATTGGTTGAGAAATCACCGATGAGTGTTCCAACTTCACCAGCTGGACCCTGAGGTCCTGCTGTGCCTTGAGGACCCGCAGGACCTTGAGGTCCTGGCGCTCCAGTCGGGCCAGGCGATCCTGGACCCCCAGCGATGCCTTGAGGGCCGAGTGGACCCGGCGGACCTTGGGGACCAGCAGGCCCAGTGATGCCTTGAGGACCCGAGGGTCCTAGAGGTCCGGGCCCTCCAACTACTCCGTCACTACTTAGCCCAAATAGCGATGGCTTGAGAGGTGCGTTCATGAGTTATGGCCATTGGACAGAGACAAAGTTGTGGTTTGGAAAGTCACTCGCCACAGATATGGGAAGCGTTGACTGCGGGATTACATAGTAGGGTTGACCTGGTGGCAATGCAATCGTTGTCCCATTCGCAACATTAGATGCAGGGCCTGTGGGATCAACATACAAAGGGCCAGGAGCGTTGAAGGGGTTAGACACATAGCCCCCTGACATATTAGCGCCTATGGCATTGATTGGTTGTCCAGCAGTATCTGGAGTCTGCCAAGCAAGACCTGGAACTGGAGTTGCCATTATCTTGTCTCCTCAGCAATGGAGTCTATGAGTTGAGGTTCAGGCTCAGGCACATATTCTCCAATGGGACCATAGGCCCCTTCAATTGCTTTGGCGTAGATCATTCGCCCATATTCCATGCCGTCAGTTGGACTAGCATAGAACGAAAGTGGCATATTATGAAACACGCCATCAAAAAGTATTGCTCCTGTATGCTCAGGATTAATGTAACGGGGATTGTGGAGAGTCTTTAAATATATCTCCACCTGACCTGCTGTCAACATTATGCAACCCTCTGATACATGTTAATCCACTCAACGCTTCCGTTGACATTGGATATAGCTGCATAGGATAAGATTTGTAGCCAAGAGCCACCATAGTCGCTCATTTGGGTTCCTGTAAAGTTGACGGTACCCATAGTGAGTTGAGGCCACCCAGAAGTGTTTCGTACCACATAGATTGAGCCTGGTTGCCCATAAGCACTGAACACGCCATGAGGACCCTGAGCGCCTTGTGGGCCTTGTGGACCACCGGGGCCACCCGGTCCTTGAGGTCCTTGTGGTCCTGCAGGACCTGTTAAACCCTGAGCGCCTTGATTACCTGTGGCACCTGTCGGACCAGGGGGACCCGAGACAGATTGAACGGGGTGAACTGGTATCACGAAATTGTTATTGTTGTAATGGAATTGCATCTCAATTCCAGCAATCAACTCATTGGCAGTTAATGACGTGCCATCAAGATTGATAACAGGATAACGAGCTAATCCATCAAAGGCTGCGGTCGTGGGTCCGGTGTTATTGTGCTGGATATAAATGTCATACTGGGCACCCTGCACATACGAGGTCGATGGGGGAAACGTATTGGATGTAACTACATTGGGAGTGCCTGTATCAACACCGCAATGGATAAGAGACCCGTCCCCTAGTTCAGCGAATTGGACCATTGCATTCATGGCGCCCGCAGTATGCAAATGGGCGAAAATATCTCCCGCTGTCCATGCCTGCGCCTGTGTGTTCTCTTGGGCACGAACAATGGTTGCAGTATTACCGTCACTCGATATATTGGTGACATGGACAATCTCTCGTTGGGTCCCTGTCGCTTGATCAATGAAGGTGGCAATGAATGCCTGTCCTGCCTGAGGCTGGGGGAACTGCGCCCCCGACCCCGCAGCTAGATTGACCGAGGTACTCGTTGGAGTAATCGATCCTGAAATCGTGGTGGAGTCATTATTGCCGAAGATGAGGATTGTGCCGGCCATTGTCTTTTATCCTATAACTACATCATAGGTAAACTGGAACGGTAGCTCAAGTACACCAGATGCAACTGCCTCTGCGAATGTGGTCATATTAGGTAAGTTCTCGTAGGCAAAATAAGTTGAATCCAATTCATTGTAGGTTACCGAATTATAGGTAAAATCATTCTGGTTATACATAGCTCCGCCAGTTATAGTCCTAATACCTAAAACAAATCGGATCGTTACTTCGGAGTTAGGTCCAAAGGTAACGCTGATTTGATAGGTCTGATCAATGTTGGGATTTTTACCGTTATCCCCAATCAAGAACTTCATCACCCGCTTTTTAAGCCATTGGATGCTGAAATTCTTGCCAGATCCTTTAGAAAAATGCCATGTTAAGATACGGCGAAAAATATCGTCGTTGGTCGCTACGATTTGGTCAGGGAATAATTTTTCGTAACCATTATAAACTAAGGTATTGTATTCCGCAGTATTGTAGGGACCCAATGTCTTAAAAATACCTGATGATAAACTGGGTCTGATCATTCCATAAAGTCCAGCCGCTACCCAATCAAGTAGCAATCCGGAAATTGGATATTGAGTATAGTTGGGAAGATTAAGTCCGTTGAACGTATCCACAATATCATTTTGCATGGAGTTTTGCGAGGCAACGAATGCCTGCAAATCATCATCCATTGAATATTCTTGGTAAAGATATGAGGGGATTGTTGTTAGGCGCCCCGTTGGTCCCCCAGGTGGAAAGGCGCCTTGTTGGTAATTGGGTAGCGGTGTATTCTCCCCGTCTATCGTGGCTTGTGTCTTTACCAGGACAGCAGAGAACTTATGTCCATTCGACGCGGAGTTAACCCAAATACCTTGAGGAGCGGCAGGAAGGTTATAAAAGCCTCCCGGTTCCAAAAGAGTGGTTGTATTGGTTTGGTACGTTGCAGCAGGACCTGTTGGGTCCACGAAAAGATTGGATAGGGTCGATATACCCTGATCCTTTGTCGTCACTGGATTGACAATATAGCCACCAGCAATATCTTTGGTGGCAACGAGAACAGATTGTCCAGCAATAAGAACTTGGGACGCCAATGCTCGTACAGGAACCAAAGCATTGGCGTTATAAGGCGTTGGTACAGGCGTCGATTTAACTAGGGCGTTCATCCCGTTATTGTACCCTGTTGGACTATGGATATATTGTCTACTGTGGTATAGAAATAACTATTGGGATCGCCGTATATAACTCCTGTGCCTGGCGTTGGAAGATGACCTGATCCATCGAAATCAACGGAGAACTGTAGGACGGTTACATTCTCTGCTGGAAGAACATTGACAGTGGCATTAATAAATACAGCCTCCATATTGTATATGTTAAGGGGTGCTACACCCACATAAAGGCTATTGATGTAATCCGCAAGAGCGGGAGCGGCAGCCTGCTGCACAGCATCCGGCGACACATAGTTTGGAGAGTCAGTATTCCATGTAACAACCATTGTTACTAGTTGTTGTGGAGGAATGATAAATGGAATAACATAATTGTCGGGGTAGCTGTTAAGGTTAACCTTTTGTAAAATAGGATTAGGGCTCATAAAGCCGCCACTAATATATTGTGGGAAAGTTGTCGTGTTCGTGGTGTCCAATGGAGTAGCAAATAATGAATCCAAAAACAATGTTGCCGTTTTAGGGCCGGTAACATTGACATAAAATCCTTGACCATTTAATGGACCCATACCTTGTAAGCCATTAAACTTCTCCAACATTCCAGTAGACAAATTATGATTATTGGTCGTTGTTACCAATGCAGGATTTGAATTGGTGATATTAGCGACTTGAATTTCTGGACTATCTAGGGTCTGGATATCAAACAGGGCATAATAAATTGCCCATGCAACTTGGTAGGGATCACCACCACCAACCAATACTATCCATCGACCTGAGGTAATGTTCTGGCGAACAGAAACAAGCCTTTGCACAACACCGGGAATATTCCAAAGCAATGTCTTAAGGAATCGATCCATTCCAGTTGCTGATGCTAGACCAGCAACGAGCGTCCGAGTTCGGAATGAGGTCTCATCTTCCGATGCAATCGAGGGAATACCATTAGCAGTATTAACCACTGTTAAAGTAATGTCTTGAGGCACAGAAGTAACCAATTGTGTTACAGTCCCTGCAGGTACTGCCCAAGTTCCTGCTACCGTTGCTATAGCATGAATTGGCAAGGACTCACGATTAGTGCCAACCACTCCACCATCGGTACAAATATATTGATAAGTTCCATCTCCAACAACAAAGCCTGGAATAATAACGAAACCGGGATCACCAATGAATATCACATCCACTGCGGTATTGGTAGCTTGAGCAGGTTGAATACCATAAACGTCAATGCCTAAATAATTCAATAGAAAGGCATTCGCTCCATATGGAGTTACTGAATTAAGTAGGTCAAGAAAGAATTGGTTGGAAACAATAAGTGCGCCAACGTCGGTTGAGGATACGTCCTCAATTAGAGAGGAGGGAAGATTTGCCGTATATCCTGGATTCGTCGCCGATACTAAGGTAAGCAACTGCTGCCTCAGCGTAGCTGGGGGCGTCGCTATTGGTCCCGAGGGACCCATTACAATTGGCAACTGAGCCATTTATCTATCCTTGAAGACCGTATTCTAGCACGAACACAAAATTGACGCAAACGATTAATAGGGAACTTGGGCCGAGAGAAACGCTCCATACTTGGTTATGACCGTTACTAAATAACAAGGTGAAGGTATGCCCCGTTCATCCAAAGCATCAGGTTGCCTCGATATAATCAGGGACAAAAAATACTGGGAAAACTGCTGCTGGATTCGTGACAAATAGGAATCCGGAGCAATTTGCGACATTACCGATGCATGAGCAGGTATTCCAAAGTTCGCATAGAAGGGACTCTCTCCCAAATTAAGTTTAATGGTCTGAACGACAGTGGTTAGCCAGACCATGTCATCAAATCCATTTGCATCTGTTTCCACCATAACCCATATCTTTTCGTCGGGGAAAAGAGGGTCAGGAACTATGCGACCATATGTTCTCATGCCGTTGTATGATCCACTATTAGACCCATTGTCACAAGGGCAGCCAACAACGAAGCAAGCGCCGTATTACCACCCTTCGCTCCAGTTATGGTTGCGGGAAGGGTGCCTTGTATTGGAGCACCAGGAGGTCCTTGAGGCCCTTGCGGTCCCGCTGATCCCCCAGGTCCGACAGATCCTGTCGGTGTCGTTATCATTCCAGTTGCGTGCAAATCTCCAATAATTTGAACCACAGTCTTTTCAACTGGAGTTGGAATTGTTGGAATTGTGGGTGGACTTACAGTATCATCCATCGTCGTGACGGTGCTTGGAGCACCGAAAGCGAAGTTCTGGGCAACGTGGTTAATCGTGCTGGCAGCATTAGTTAAAGTTTGTCCAGCAATATGAGCAAGTGCCTGTGTTGCCTGATGGATGATATTAGCGGAAGATGTATGAAGGATATTGTTTAAGGCATCTATGATCTGGGTAGTCTTGCCATCCGCAGATTGAGTGGTATGACCTGAAGGACCTCCAGTCACAAGGAACATGTTGGGGTCGCGCTTTGGCCACTTTGTATTGCTGATGGGTTGGAATATTGCATTTGTCAGATTGCCTCTAATATGTAAAGAGGCAGTTCCACCAGGATTTGCACTGGGTCCAGCCAGCGAGAAATCACCCATAAGAACGAAGCCTGGATCACCAATTTGAGTGGGTTCCCGATGATACTTGGAAAAGCTTTGAGGAACAACAATCTTGGGTAGAGTGTATGGACCTGTTACATCGAAGGTCAGTTCAATGAGGTCATTTTCCTTAATTGCCGAGACATGGCAGGGAAGTCTCTTGGGCTGAACCTGATGACCATTCTGCACCTGCGTCTTGACGTAGGCGTGGATATTCCTAGTAAATGAAACCTTCTGGACGTCATCCATTAGGGAGACACCTCAAACGTCTGATTCCTATATACTAAAGTGGATTTGAAATAGGGAGCAACCATATTGATAAGGTAATCAACGACACCCATAACTGTCACTTCACCTGGATCAACTGAAACTGGATAACACATCTCGGTCTTACTAAGAGGCAATACAAATCCTGACCCATTATAACCATTCGGACTCATACTGCTAATGGTTACTTTTACCGGAGCACCAATGATAAAAGGATGCGGAGCATTTGTCGTTATCACAGCCCTCATATTTTGTGGGTCCCAAAACGCACCTGATATAGGCATAGAGGTAGGACTCTCGATCAAAGGAACCGCAGCAATTAATATGCCTCCCATTGTAACCACATTAACATAATACCGTCTAGCGGATATATTCCAAGTGATGGTGACATTATATTGATTTCCATCCAAAGTGGGAGTAAATACTGGAGCACTAACTCTGGATGGAATGAATTGATAATAGGTTGTCATGAGAAGGGACTTGTGACCACAGTGGGTTGACCAGTGAAAGGATTGAAAGTAGCAGTGGAAGAAGTTGTATTATTAAACGGTGTTTGACTGATTGTGGGTGCAGAAGCCGCTGCTCCTGGTCCTGTGTTAACAACGCTAGGTGGATTACCTCCAGCTGTTCCTGCTCCAGATGGATCGCCTGATGATGGGACTCCTGAATTGATCTGGTTCATAAGGTTGCTTAATGCTCCTGATGCATCTTCCAATGAGACCAAAGGTCGTGTAAAATCCCATTTCCATGCATTCTGCGGAATGGGAGATTGAGGCATAGAGCAATCGGACAAATTAAGCATAAGCATATTGGTATAGGTATATGCAGGGGTGTAAACCGTATATGTTCCCCCTGCATTGTTGTGGGAGTCTAGGGTAGCTTTGAGCGCCTGCATTGTCTGGAGTTTAACTGACCACGCCGATTGTTGTTTCATTGGCGTAATCATAATCAGGGAGACATTGATTGGGTTCCTGATAATAGCATTGGCAGCTACAGTCAAATTGGCAAAGGGATATTCAGCAGGTTGCTGTTCAATCAAACTTCCACCTGCTGCGGGTGAAAATATAGCAAAGGCATCTTCCAATTGAAAGTCTGGATCACCTGTTAACAGATTTTGAGAAAAGGCATTTGGATTCGTCAATGCTACAAGGGGTAGCATTCCACCCGTAATATTGGTTGCGATTCCACCTGTCAATACGATAGGCGAAATCTGGAAGTTGAGTTGTTGTTGGCTAAGGCTCATGTTGAACTACCTGTACCACTTCCTTCACCTGTTTGACTAAAAGGTAATTTACCACCTTCTGCCGTTGGACCCGTTGGAGCATCGGTAGCGGTATTTGTACCACCTCCTCCAGATCCACCTGTAACAGCCTCAATGATCGTAACCCAAGAATCCATAGATGGAGACCGAAACTTTCCTATATGACGAACACTTGTAACAGTCCACGATCCCTGGAATGCTAGGACATTGTTATTTTGACCGATCTTAGCTTGATCGGGACTACTCACCGTTGCCAATGTATTTGCTGGAAGTGTTATATCTACTGTGTTACCTGAGGTAGGACTTATATCTCCTCTCAACAGACATTTAATGGAAATCTTATTAGCACCAATCCATGTGGGTTGACCAACGAAATCTGTGTATTGGAGAGCAATAGGTCCACCACTCGATTGAGTGTCATCCTTAACCGTTATATCATTCCCTTGAGAATGAATCCGTACTCCTTGATATCCTGACGTTTGCGGAGTTCCCAACAGATCATGGCTCAGGGATTTAAGATAAGTGGAATACTGTTCTATGGATTGGTAAAATCCATGATCATCGTATGCCAATTTGATCTTATCGGATATATTGACAATAACATTGGCTTGTGGGAATGCTGTCTGGAGCGTGTTCTTAATGGCTTGAGAGAAAGGCTGGTTTGCTGGAACATTGTGGACAATGTTCTTGGGATTGGTCGGTCCACCCACTCCCCCAGGTGAGCCTGGGGTGACGAAGAACTCTAAGGATAGGTCATTATACACCCAATTCCCGAGAGCAGGCCAGATATTGCCATCCAGTATCAACCCCTGATGGGGGACCTGTAGATTGGCTAAAGGTAATCCATTTGTGTAGCCTGCCCACATTTGCAATCGGCAGTTGTTAAATTTGGAAGATTGAGTAACCATGCTAAATGGAATACCGCGTATCTTTATCCACGCAGAGTTTGGAGCTCCAGAGTCGCCTACTGGAGTTTCTATGTTAAATTCAATATCCAGGGCTCCAGGATCATTCTGGCCATTCACCACTGAAATGAATTGAGCGCCTTGAGGTCCTCCCCCTGATCCACCCGATCCAGACCCTTGCTGTATACCTGATCCACCAATCGGTGCTGTTTTAACAGGTTGAACAGATGCGGGTGGAGTAGGTAGGGAGAAATCGACATTGTAATGGGTGATATCGGGGTTGAGGGCTGTATCCCAAGGCTGAGTAGCATTGGGAGACATGGTAACAGAACCACCTAATACGTCATCGTCTCCAGGAGCGGTAACGGTTAGGAGTTCTGCACTTCGGAATCCTAATTGCCTAGCATTTCTGGAAGCGGCTAATTGAGCTAAAACTGTACTTGCTACCGTACCATTTGAAGCCACAGGGGATCCTGCCGATCCGCTGGTGTTTCCAGCGTTCGCAGGGGACTCTCCCGCTGCTATTTTAATGGCGTAATATCTCATTGACCAATCTTGACTTGAGCCTGTATAACAGTGGGTTGAAGACCGCTATTTGGTACCGGGATAGTTACTCTAGCGGACATAATCCGTCCATGAACGCTAGGACCTAAGCCACCTTGAACACCTGGGGGAAGATGAAGAGGACCAGGTCTCAATTGGTTCAGGATCATTCGTTGTCGTGTCGTAGGTAACATGATATCTCCTATGCAACTTGGAATTGACCAGAGCCAGCACCAAGCATACCACCTTGGACTATGACATTGGCTCCAGCTTGGTTATTCACATTCAACTTGACGAAGTGAGCAGGATGGGCACCCTGGAAATTACCCAAATCATTCATTGAGGTTTTCTCAGAAGTCTTTTTTGGCGGTGCAGGAGTTTCGGATGTTTTAGGTGTCGTTGTTCGACCCTTCTCACCTTCTAGTGCTTTCCTGAAGGTAGCTCCTGTTTCTTCACTCCATACACCATGCCAAGTGGGACCAAGAATGCCCCTTAAGATCGAGGGATTCTTTTGTGCTTCTTCCCACCGATTACCGATTAGTTTTTTGGCTAGGTGTAATGCCACTTTATCTTGATTTTCAGGTGAAAGGTTCTTTGGATCTAAGCCAAGTTCCCGAGCATTTGAGGCCCAAGTAGCTCCCAAGAATTGATATCTATTACCCTGAAAAGCTGCGCCTCGATCAGGATCTCCACTTAAATAAGACTTGGCTCCAGACTCATGCAAAGCCAGAATATCCAACAAGGCTCGATCTTCTGGTGCCATATTCGTACTGGCTGCAAACGTCATTCCGCCAGTTCCAGGGCTTCCGCCCCCAGTTGTGTTCGCTCCGTAAGTTCCGCCAGACCCTCGCATCCTTATACCGAGTGGCACATGAGTACCGCCAAATCCTGCTCCACCACCACCAACCACACTATCTGTGGAAATATCGGCAGCTTTGAGGAGGTCGATGAGCGTCTTGTCCTGAACAATGAGTGGACTTCCAGAAGTACCCGCAGGAAGTTCACCCGCATGAGCAGAACTGATAGGGGAAAATTCACCAGGAATTGCATCCTTGAACTTCTTCCACCAGTCTCCCCAAGGGATCGGCGTCGCTTCTCCTGGATGATCCTTATCTGGTTCCTTAGGCATTCCAGGAATAATATCAAAGAAATGGGTTACACTAGATTTCCATCCCTCAATAGCTTTAATGAGGTTTTCTATCGCGGTAATCACACCCGTAAGTTTGGGCAGCATCTCCGCAGTCCATCGTTGCATTTCGGTAATGAAGGTCGCCTCGAGGCTCTGCATTGCATGGATAAGTGCTTCTTCCTTCTCAATCTGATCCTTAGTTAATTCGTATTGGCTTTTCCTGCTCTCTGCTTCCTTGATATAAGCTGCCAATTGTTTCTCATCAGCATTCCGAAGCTTAATCAACTCCTCATCTGAAAATAAGCTACCGAGCCCTCTCGCATGGGCGATTGATAGGGCCGTGCGATCGGAACCCTGATGCATCTGGGCGGCGGCTCTTTGGATCATTTCCCTTGATAGCGCGCCAGTTTCTCGACCCTCAAAACTACCCTTCATTCCAAGCCCAGCACGCATTGCGACATACTGGGGTGACGTGATATCGTATCGACCCTGAGCCGCATTTGCCATAGCAGCGTCAGGATTAACCCAACGATCTAGCCATGTTTCATTGGCGGTCATTGATCCAATAGAGGCACCAAAGCCCGCTGCGCGTCGTCCTCTACCTGCTCCCTCTTTAGCTAAGGCATAAAGACCTGTCGCAGCAGCAACGGCGGCAGTTGCTAGTCCAACAATTGCTAATCCAGCAACACCAAATGCCTTAGCAGCAGTTCCAGCTGCCATAGCTAGAGCGCCAACTTCTTCTCCAGCCACCATCGATCCGCCGGTCTTGATAAGAGCGGAAGATCCAGACTTCACTAATCGTTGGAGATTATTCCATTGACCACCAATAGAGGTCAAGTTTTTGGCGACATTCTCAAGTTCTCCAGCCCACCCTTTAGTGGATTTAGATAATTTGGACACAGAAGATTCCATCCGGCTCATACCGCCGGACATGTTTTTCCAAATATCCATTTTTGCGCGCCAGATACCCTCTGTCGCTTTTAATTGTTCGGCATATTGATTGAAGGACTCCGCAAATTCATCAAAGGAGATTTTAACTTCCTTGAAAACTTGAGCGGCGCCATCACCCTCAGCCATCATGTTCTCCAGAGATTAATTATGTGGCGCTGGCGCCATTCCAGTGCGGACTCAAACCTTCTATTACCTATCTGAGCGTAGAACTGTGCGAAGCCTTCTCCTGTTGCCCAATCTAAGATGGTACCGACGATGCTCTCTGAACCGGGGGCTTGGGTGTCTCCGGAACCTTCTCTCCAGTATTCCCTTCCCCAGTCGAGGTCGTTAAAGAATTGCTGAACACCGTAACATTGGATGACATAATTTGCGCATTCCAGATTGACTTCAAACCCTGATACGCCATCGGCAGTTCCTTCTTTATATGGACCGCCGAGGCAACAATAAAATAGACGATGGCATTTTCCGCCTCCGCCAAAGACTCCTCGTCAACCATCTTCTTCATCTTCACCTCACCAAACGGCACCGTTTCCCAACCCCCAGAGGGCTTGGGCATCAGAACGTTGGTGAGACGATAAATCTCTTGGAATAAATTATTTTGTACCGTTTCCTCAATCTCCATTTCTTTAGCGGTATCTCTTAGTAACATAGCGGAGACACGTGGAGCCATTGCAGGTCCAAGACCATTTGAGTAAATGGCCGATAGAGTTCGGGTCAGGACCAGATAATTGGATTCAAACACCTCTCTCGATAAAGGCACAGAATGAACCCAAATTTTACCCATGTCAGTATCCAGAGGTACCGCCAGATTAAGTTTCTTGTTTATGGACACAACATTAGCCATGTATCACCTCCCAGTGATATCCTCAAGTATTGAATAGGAACGCATTGACGAGGTAGTAACCTTTTGCCGTCACGACCCAAGAGGGATCCTCACCGGCGAACGACATTTCCCTGACACTTTCAAGGACCATGTTGTTCAGGCTATAGAGCCCAAGCGTCGTGGAGTCAGGACGAACGGTGGCGGCGCCAACGACACAATTACTCTCAAATTGTGCCTTATATACGGCAGCCAGTGGCTGTGACTTGACGAGCGCCATCGTCAAGGTCACGATTTGATAGGGTGCAGGAGATGGAACTGCGCCTGTCATTGTTGGAAGGTAATCAGAGGCATTGCCTTCCAGTGCGAGCCTCAACCCCTCTTTCGCGAGATAAGAGGAGACGAGATTAAGTTGAGGGTTATCAGGCCACACCACACTCGCACGAATGCGGTTCAATTGGCCTTGGTCTACGAGTGGGGTCGCCATTGTTGAGGCTCCTTAAGTTTCCGATTAAAGGGTCACAATGTCGGTGGCTACAACAACCACGAGAATGTGAACGAAACCTCGGGCAGGAATGAAAATGGTCGATAGCCCATCGTATTCCCCGATCCCATAGTGAGTGGGGTTAGCCTGGGAATAGGGGATAAACGGAACCGCGTTCACATTGCATTGACCTGTAAACGTACCACTGTTAATGGCAGTTGACAAATCAGCCGAGTTGTATTCGGTCTGGACAACTTGGCCGTTGACAAGACCAAATTGTCCACCTCGCGTCATCGTGCCAGCAAGCACGGACTCCAGATAGTTGATACCTGGTTGATCGTAATACAGAGGAGCCAACGGATTGTTGCTACCATTGATGATAGCATTGGTCAGGTCCACATTGACACTGAGTTGGACCCAATCGATAGTCCACCACCAGTTGAAGTAATCCTTTCCATCTGCCGTGACGCCCTGATAAACGTTGGTGAACGCGATACCGCCTTCTGCCCCTGTCTGGATGTAATTGACAAAATTGTTCTTGAAGGAGACAAGGCGTGGCCCATTGCCCTGCGAGGGGTAGGGCGTGACACCATAGACGTATTTGAAGCACATAGGCGAGATGCGGGTGACTGAGGTCGCCTTGTACTGCATTGCCCAGAAGAACATGGAGGCCAGAGTGAACTCGGAATAGTTCCCTGGAAGCGTGGCATTTCTCGCCGCCTGAACGCCAGGAGCCTCAATCATCTGGATGACGCATTTAACGGTGGGCGGAATCAATCCAACCGCCGCCAGTTCAATCGTCGTCCAGAAATAGGTCATTGCTTCTGGATCAGTGAACTGCTGGTAAAGGGCAAGAGCAGCAGGGATATTTGCAGCAGTGCCCCAATAGTCGGGCAATAAATATCCGTAGTAAGATAGAGGATTGAGATTGAGCCAATCTTCCATAGCTGAAATCTCAGCCGAGAACAGAGGCTGATAACCCAACTCCAAAACAAGACAAGTGGTTCCAGTTCCTTGCCTAAAGAATGTGGAAGCCATTGAATTAAGTTGGGAGACAGAGTACAGCTGGAATTGGCCACCGCCTGCTGATCCCCCAGGACCACCTGGATCAGTGGTCAGTGGATAAGTGAACTCGTTGGCACCCGTGACAGTGCAGGTGAACGCTCCGTTGTATCCTGGAGGAATGATCCCAGTGATCACCATCTGGACAACAGAACCTGTCGTCACGTTGGCAGGTAGGGGATCAGTGGTCGTGCAAGTTGCAACCCCGGTCAACCAAGTGATACCCTCAATAGCGCCTGAGGGTTGAAGCAAAGGCTTCAAATCGTTGAACTGGGTTAACAACGACACACTGTTGGGGGTGATTGTCGTACCACCAAACGACACCAGCACCCCAGACTGTTGATAGTTCTGAGGAGCAGGCGCTAGGATAGTTGTGACTTGTACCGTAACGATGGCATTTGGATCTTGGTAGACGCTCATGTTCCTGCTCCTACAGTTGCGCGGGTTCGGGCTGAGATATGGCCACTAATTCCTGGAGGCTCGATCTTAGCCTCGTTCTGCACCACACAATGTTTAATAAACTGGCGTGCGACATTTCGGACGCTCTTTTGGAGATAGGCAATCTTAAACTCGATGGTTTTCTTCTGGGCAAGAACACCGAGTTCGGGGCTGGTTCTCTTTTCATCCATGATGATTGGCATATTCATCATTCCGATGTAATTCCAATCATATGAATATTGGATAACGAAATTAAGGAAAGTGATTATGGTATCGTTATTCACACCATATGTTGTCACCCGAACAGTTTCGGCAGCCAATTGTTGACTGGTCAACGTTGGGCCCAAGAAAGCTGTTTCCACGAGTGAACGGGTATCCTCAATATGGACAGCTCCATAAGGAGGTTGTAAATTATCAGGTACGAGGAACGATGGGTATAAATCAATTGGACATGTAAACCCAGGATATGGTGGAACATAGGATCTCATCGCCAACCAAATCGGAAGGGAGTTGGATACAATTGGTTCCAGAGCGTCGAGTTCTGCCTGAGTATCAATAACCTGGGTTTCGTCAATCGCCGATACGGCAGTGCCCATATAATGATACAAGTTGGCTTGTTCGTAAAATTTACCTCGACTACTAAAAGAAAACCGAATTCCTTCAAAATTCGCCAAATACATAGTTTGGGGATTAATGTCCTTAAATGTATCAACTTCCGAAAGGGCGGTAAAGACAATGGTGTTATAAGCGATGGTAGCATCTTCATGTTGCCCAACATCAGTGGAATAGTGAAGTGATCCTTTGATGCTTAGGGTACCAGGCAGCGTGGGGTCAATACCGCCACTAGCCAAATCCCATTTAACCCAAAATACAAATCCATCGACTGGAAGAATGACTTTCTTATATAGGGTAAAATTAACTCTTTGGTTATAGGATATGTTTTCAACACCTGCCGCAAGACTTGCAGCAAGTGGTGTTTTGGCAGAGGCGGCTGCTTCGTTAATTCTTACCATTAATCTACCCACGCCCTAAAGGAAGCTCGATAGATACCTGTGTCGATAAACGAGGGCCGTTGCGTACCTTGCATTGTCTTGGAACCTCGCCCATGTCTTACTCCAGCAAGAGCAGCTTTTGTTGGGACTCCAGGAACCCGACCATTCATTTCCTCTGTATCTAGGAATTTCTTAAACAACGCCTCTATTTCTTTGGTAGCAGGTTTGAGCAAGGCTCCCAGATTAGTTGCGCGACGACCACCTGTCATCACGTCACCTGCTACCTTTTCAAATTGACTAAGTATGGAGAGTTGGATATCCGCCGCATGTAATTTGGTAAATTCATCGACAATTTGGTATTTGGCTTCAAGGATTGCAGCCACATCCTCTGCTGTCATGGTCTTAGAAAAACTGCGGCGACGCGGGCGTCGAGATTCCGCTCTTGCGGCAGTGACTGGACGAGCAATCGATTCCGCAGTGTAAGGGGTATTGATAAAGCCCATTTTCAGGGAAATGGAATCAGCCATTATGATATCCCCCAAAGCGTGCCGATGTTCTGTGCAATGGAGAGATACATTCGGCCCCAAGGCGTTTTCAAGTTTTGGAGATCGCCTAAGGTCATATTCTTTAAGAAATCCGAAACCGCAATACCTTGCGACGTGCTTTGGTCAGAGGAGAAGTTAATCACTCCACCCACAAAATTGTTAATGTTAAAGGAGTCCCGTAGATCCGACCAATAGGTCGGATCACTGGATCCTGGTATATCAGGTGCGTAATTGATGAGCGTATCCGCACCCAGACTATAGACAGCGGTCGCATATACACTGGGTGATGTTATCTGTGATGGAACAGCCAGCAACCACCAATAGGTCATATTCAGGGAGAAATCGTAAGAGAATTGGACAGCATTTGGATCCACATCCGTAGGCATCTGATCCGCGGGAACGCCCACGATATTAGTCAGGAACGCCTGATAGCCTACGAATGTTGGATCGTCAGTCACTACCGACTCCTCAACCCTCTGACATTCGAGCCCTCAGATGGGGGAACACGCAGGACCTGAATGCCCTCTGAGAACAGGTCTGGATGCCCCTCTTTAGAACCCTCTTTGGGAGGATCCTCTTCAACGGACATTTCAAGATTGGTGAGCTTCATGGCATTGTTATCTGGGCCAATAATCTCATTCTCGATGGTGCTGGAAGCAGCGACGGCGCTCTCCTTCCGAATAACTTTACCCATTTCATCCTTTAGTTCTTGGTATTTAAGAATGGCCTTTTTCAATACATTCTCGGAGATAGGGGCACCGAGAGAATACATAATCCCACCAAACCTTGGCGAGTCATACCTACCAACTTCCATAAACCCATAGGGTTCATGCTGGAGTATGATGCCTTGAATATCATCAGGTGTTGGGCTACCGGCTATTTTAACCTGAGTCCCAATCGGAATCTCTTGAGCAGTTGGACTAGAACGTCCTGACGCTCGATATAGGAACGTGTAGTGTTGTTTGGTTGCGTTTGCCACATACATATCGGTCATCATAATTCTCCCTTTTATGATGCGGGCAGTCTGACATGGCTAAAGATGGGAGGTAATCCTTAACCTATGTCAAACTGCCCTATCCGCCCAAGCTTGAGGAGGCCCCGTGCGGAATTACGAGTTCTGGACGCTCAGGATCGTAATGGCTTCGGGACGAATGCCCCAGCCAGGTGAGATCCTGAACTCCGACAAAATGTCAGTTGCACCACCCGGAAGCGGAGTTGGAATCTCAGTCGGCGCCGCTTTGTCACAATACATGGCGGTGCAGGCTTCGAGGCCAGGGGCAATCTTTGCCCATTCGTTGGTGTTCCACTTCGTGCCAGTGGGCTTCTCGACCTCTGTCATAACAAAGACAATGGCGTCAGTGCCGCCCTGTCCCTTGCCGATCAGGGTGTCATCATAGCCCCAATCAATGGTGTCGCCGTTCATTTCCATGACCGACTTCACCATTTGAGCAGAGGTTGCAGAACCAGCGCCGGCGCGTTGGAACTGAACCAACTGGACGATGTTCACCATCTCCATCATGCCCAGATCACGCTGCGGGCCAATGATGGTGAACTTCCGACCAATACCGAACTGATATGTCCGGGTCTTGATCGCCGCCATAATCGTCAGGAAGAACAACGCGAGTTCACCATTGTCATAGGTGACCATCGTATCGTTTCCATTGGAATCAGGCGGTAGTGTCGTCGCCGTCGCGCCATTCGTATTGAGCAACCCCTCACCATTCTGGGGGTTGAAGCCATAAAGCAACCCGTTACGAGCGAGTTGGAAATGGCCCTGACGCATACCAAGGCGTTGAGCCTCCATCATCGGCATCCCCCAGCGTGCGAGGGCGGCGGTGTCGTGGTGATCAAATTCACCGCGTACTCGGAGCAAATAAGTCGGCACCGAGATTTGCGACATGACGATGGTGACTGAGGGCAACTGGTTGTAAGCGGATTGACCCGCCGCAACCTTCGTGCGAATATCGGCCCTCTTTGCATAAACCCACAGATCACCCTCGCCAAGCTTCGGCATCGGACCACCCGACGGAAGCAGGTCGAAGGCGTTGGACGCCTGTGAATACTGGAGGATAACACCAGGCTCGACAAATGACGGATGAGCCTGAATAAAGGCCGGTGCAATAACTGGCATTGAAGTTCTCCTTTACATGGCCGGTTATGCCGGCGTGTTCCTGAGTTTGGGTCCTTGTTTTAGATTTTAACGACGGCGACACTTCCCGCGCGATTCCAGGTTAACGCGCCGGTTGTCGCGTTGTAAACTGGAACCATGCTGTTCCCGATGTTGAAGGATAGGATTTCGACACCGAGGCCAGTACCCGCAATCAGCATGTTGTTGGTAAAATCCCAAGCAACAGCCGAATTGATTGGAGTCCCAACGAGGCTCGCGAGAGCAGGATCGCAGGGTAGAACGATGCGGGCTCTACTGCCGATAAGATAGTAGGCAACCATCATACCCGGCGCTGCCTGAGGCGCAGGAGACGAGGTCGAACTGATCATGGAGTGGTCTTGATTGAAGACCGACCATCCCAAGATTGTTGCGTTGGACGTCGCCCGAGTGATGATATTACCCAGCGAATCCTGGCTGTCAGGCGAGGGCGGCGGGATAGACACCATCACCGGAATACCACCCCACATGGGAAGCGTCTCGGCTGGACCCAGTGGACCCCCACGCAATTCGTTGCGAATGTGGGGGTCGTCGAGGGCAAAGCCTGCAACATACCCATTCGACTGGGCATTGAAACCACCCGCAGCGTTGGTGACAACGTTGGGGTTAAACGGAATAGTCATGGCTCATCCTTTCTTTTAGGTTATCCCGTTCAATGAACGAGATTAATGGGACCGTCGGTCAGGCAATCCCATTCGACTCACAATCTGGCGGGGACGAGCCATCTGGTGGATGAACGTCTTTTTGCCATGGTAGGTGGTGATGTTTCGACCCGCTTCATCCCGCTTGGAGGTGGCGCGGATTTCGTTGTCCTCCAAATCAGTTGGATTCAGAGAGGCTTCGATGGCATCGGCATAAACCCGACGTTCAATGCTGTCGAAGAAGGCGCCCTCGGGAATGATGGAGAGGTCAGCGTCCTTGTTGTCGGCGCTGAACTCCTTCAACCCATTGGCAAGGCGGCGGCGATAATTCATCTTGGTTTCGCCGTCAAGCGGACGTGGAGCCTTCTTGTTGAAGCCCTGATAGACAGAATCCGCTTTGGATTGGATATCTGCCATCGCATTGAAGTCCTCGTCGGACAACTGCTTTGGAATCATCGCCCTGATTTCAGGCAATGCAGCTTCCAATTCCGCAAGCTTCTTCTTGGTCGCTGCGAGTTCGACCGCAGTTGCATCGGCGCGGGCGTCGGCAGCCGCATCCTTCTTATGAAGGAGGTGAAGGTCGCCGTCGTCCTTCTTGGCGTCGGGCTTGGAGGCATCGCCCTTTGCAGCGTCGGCAGCCGCAGCAGCGTCGGCAGCAGCTTTGTCAGCCTTCTCTTTCGCATCAGCGGCGGCATCGGCATCAGCCTTCGCGGCATCCTCCTTCTTCTTTTTCTCCTCCTCCTTCTCGTTGTCCCAAGCGTCCATTCGGCTCTTGAGGGAGTCACAAGACTTGGAAACCTCTTTCAAGGCGTCCATAATCTTTTCGGAGTCGGAACGAGTATCTGCCTTCGCAGCATCGCCCTTTGCAGTCGCGTCCTCTTTCTTGTCCTTGTCCTCGGCCATATCTGTAACTCCTTTTGAGGTTGACACTCCTGTGGGAATATGCTCTTGTGTTCCCTCAGGCTCTTTTACAATTGAATCCGCTCGAACCATATCTGCTCGGATTCCTTCTGCTGGTCCGCCTTTATCCCAAACACCTGTTTTACAGATCGCTAAATGATCCACATACGTGGGCTTACCTTCAATCAATAAAGTGGATCCGTCCGAAAGCTTTAGAGTTGTGTTTTCGGTCGGGTCTCCGAACACCACAGTGGGTGACGTAGATAAGGTATGATCGGCCAAACGTTGATTTGCCTCATCATCATAAATCCGTGCTACCACATTGATTTGATCATCCTCAATCCATGAATAGCCAGTGGTACCTACCACTCGCTTGCGATGCTCCTCACTATCTAAAGTGGCTCCAGGCGGGTGCCACCAGATCACAGGTATTCCGGACATTCTCTCCATCAGACCAGGAGTCAACCAAATCTGAGGATCGCGGTAGACATATTCATCCAATGAGGGACGATGCGAGAACCCTGTCCCAGTTGCCCTCATCACATAAAAGGTTGCATTCTCAACCCTTTGGGGAGAACTTAATCCTTCGTGCGCCATCGCACGCGAAATCTCCATTTCGTCCATTTTCGGTCGCCGGAGCGCCAACTCAACACCTGGATGAAGGTTGAGCGACTGGGCTTCATCGGCTGTGAACCATCCATAAGCGGTGTGTTCGTCATCAAGCTTGCATCGGAATTGGTCATCGACCTTTTTGACGAATGTGGTAAAGTCCACACCGTTAAAGAGGTAGCGGCATAGCTCACCGTCCATTGGTCCAGGGTTGAACCCTGTTTCCTCAATAGCCTCTCGTATAGCTGTAATTTCAGCGGTTTCATTATTCTCTGTCTTACCACCAGGGATACCCCAATAGCCTCCCATATCTCCTTTATTGGAGCGAAGCATAAAGAGGAATTTATCCTTTGGAGCTATAAAAAGGATACCTGCCGCTTTTATGATATCATCCGGTGGCAATCACTCTCTCCTTAATGCCACAATGTTTTCAAACAATTCCAACGCATCTGCGGTGGATAGTTTCACCTTTGCTCGTCCAGGGGTTCCTTGGGGTCCTTTCTCAACTCCTGGGGGAAGTCCATCAGGTCCTTTGAGGGCAGGAGGGCTAGGTTTACCAGCAGTCTTACCGCCGACTTGTGCGCCTCCCTTCGTTCCCTCTCCCTGTTCCACACCCTGTTGACCCGCCAACACAGCCATTGCTTCTGGCGGTATATAGTCCTTAAGTGTTTCCCAATTAAACTTGATTCCGTTGGAAAACATCTTGGTATCTTCGGTAATCGCATCGACACCCCATTTGATAAGCTCCATGCGATTTTCGGGGTCGATGACTGGCAACAAGACCTGCATAATGGCAATAATAGCCTTTAGCTTTGTGTCCGATATCTTAATCTTCTCGGATTCTGGCTCAACGAGAAGTGAGGGCCACGTGGCAACAAAGCTATTTTTCCAATCATAGAAAGCCTTAGTATAGGTCACGTTCTTGTAGGCTTCGGGATATTTCTTGCGTTGAGCCTCAAAGAACTCAGGGGTCCATGCCCGATACATACAGACCCGATCCATAAACTCATAGAGAGGATTCATATCCTTTCGGACACCATCCACATACTTGGCAATGGCTTTAGCATCCTCTTTACCCTCAGCGAAGCCCCCAGCGAAGGGTAGGGAGTTGAGCAACTTGGAGGGCATATCTGCCGCAGAAGCAATGTTCTCCAGAATATGGTTCCGAGCCATTTCGGCTGGACCTTCCAAATTCTGGAGATTAAGGCTTTCTATGGACTCATCCACAGTTATAGATATGACGTTATCGGTAGAAGCCTCCCGAAGCAGGACACGCTTCATGCTGGCCATTACAGCCATTGCATTGTTGACAATTGGACCAATTATCTTGAGCTTGGCAACAATGACGCCTGCTTTACGGGCAATCATCGCATCCATCTTCAAGGTGTCAATATAACTCTTGAGCGGGTAGAGCGACCTCTGATAGCAAGAACGACCCACATAGCCAAAAGCTGAGGTCGTCCAAGCAATATAAATGGGCTGTTCGTTTAAGGTAATAACTGTCCGCGAGGGATGATATTGTGTCCCTGCAACCCGAACAACGTCATCAATGGGTTTCTGGAACCGCATTGAATTGGGGTCTTGTTCCATCGACAAGGACCCCGACGTATTCAGTGGATCAAATACGTTAAAGCCGATTTTCAGGTCTTTGATGGTCTTATAATCGATTGGGCGATTGGGAGGAACACCCTGAGCAAGTAATCCCAAAGTCGATATGCCATAAACGCGCGATATGGTTTTAGCCGCATGAATGATCTTGTCCGCATTCAATGCTTCCCATTCCGATATGAATTGGTCCGCAACGTCATCGGTCTGACAAGAGCGAACCTTAATCTCTCGGGGCTGGGATTGAGCCAATGTAATGGGGTTCTCAGCTACCCTAGCACCTAAAGGGTGATAAAGGTATATGAGTTTGCACATTTCATAGGACGACTCATCTCCGGGTTGAATGTCCTCGGAGTTGATAATTCGTCCTAAAAAATTGCCCGTTGTTGGGGCGTTGACAACAATATCAGCCAACTAAGTTCCCCTCTCCATCAATGGCGGGTGGCTGACCCTGGGGTTGAACATTTGGGAATATAGGTGGTATGTTACCACCTGTACGAATTATCTCCACTTGCCCCAGAAGCGGATCCTGTTCGACAGTGGGTAGATCAGGATCGATAGGGGGATCCAAATCAATCGCGATGGGATCAGGATCAGGCGTTATCTCGATTTGAGGCGGATCAACGGTAAGTTGTTGATACGCGAGTTTGGCTTGTGTTCCAAAAGGCAATGTGTTATCGATCACAAAGCCATAGAAACTTTTGGCATATTCAGGAGTAATGATTTTTACATTCTGGGGCATTCATTCCTCCTTACGGAACAGCATAACCATTTGCTGATGACGCGGTGGCTGAGCCTGTGACATTTGTGGCTGTAACATCACAGGTGAGAGTAGTTCCCAAATCAGCGGAAGCGATGATATAGGGATTGGCTGCTCCATTTGCACCAGTTATATTGGTACCATTGCGTTGCCACCGATAAGCATAGGAGTCAGGGACACCATGCCAATTCCCAACAGTGCTCTCGACCGCATCGCCAGGAACCCCTGTTCCCCCAGTCTCAAGCATCACAACAGGGGGATCAAAATTAACAGGCACCTCAGGTGTTGGATCAACGACCTCAACGCCCCAAAACTTCTTGGCCCAACCTGCACCTACTACCATTGGATACTGGGGCATCTAAAAGCTCCTATGTCACGTTGATGGTGCAGGTGCTTGGAACACCTATACCTATATCATTCTGTGCGTAAAGGGTATAAGTATAGGTACCAGCTATTATGGCTGCGGCATTTGCTACCGTAACCACACCTGAACTATCTATGGTAAACATTCCTGAAGGAGTACCACCAGTTTCGACAAGGGCCCAAGCATTTGGATTATTTGTTGCGACACATGTACCAATAATTTGACCCTGCGTTACTGGGAGAGAAACATCAAAATTAGCTGGGGTAATGGCTGGCTCTGGAGGATTTACAGAAACCTGATTAGATGTGGAAACAGCAATGCCGCCACCCACAGCATTCGAGGCTTGAGCGACTCCAGAAATTACTCCATTGGCATCAGCCTCTGTGGTTGTATATTGGTTTGTATTAGCACCAGAAATAGACGAACCATTTCGTTGCCAACCATAAAAATAGTTAGTTGGATTATTAGTCCAAGCTCCAGTGCTCATCGATAATGTTGTACCAAAATCAACAGGTCCAACAGGATTAATTGATGGTGCAACGACATTGACAGGGGGTCCAGCGATAGCCACAACATTGCTAGATGGCTCAGGTAAACTCTTGCCCCCTTCATTGTCCGCAGCTACAGTCAAACCAATATTATTATTTCGGTCCACTATGGTAGTCGTATAGGTACTGGCATTTTGTCCAGCAATTGGAGTACCATTTCTAGTCCATTGATAATCGAACCCAATTGGAGTATTCGTCCAAATACCTGGATTCGCTGTTAAAAGTGTACCTGAGGTAACTGTACCTGTCGGCGTGATGGATGGTGGAGTTGTATTTACAGGTATTGGCGGCGGAGCGGGGGCTACATCCCATACCGGCATCGCATCTCCTGCACCTGAGATATAAACTGGAATAGCGTTATTTGGGTTCCCTTGATCACTCCCAATCGGAGGCGCTCCCGGTCCCCCAGTCACGTAGACTGGGATAGGCCCAGACGCAGGGGATCCTGCTCCCGCTATGAAATTGACTGGAATTGCACCACCTCCAGGACCCGCAACAACGTACACTGGAATTGCTCCAGCTGCGTTGGTGCGATCATTTGGGTACATAATGGCGTTCATAGGTAAGCTAAATTACCTCCACCAAACAATAGCCAGATGACAATGATGATCAGGAGAATACCAACTAGACCGATGCCAGTATGACCATAACCATAGCCGTAGCGCCAATTAGGATTAATATTAGGTCCAGCTACCCCTCCAAGCAAAACGATAATGAGGATAACGACGAGGATTATACTAAGTGGTCTCATTTTATCGCCGCTCCAAATTCGCCATGATACCGAACACGTTGGCGCTTCTCGATGGCTTCTTCCTTCATAAAGATAACACCATAAGTGATCGCTAGGGCTACTGCATGGGGTAAGTTAACCGCATCAAGCTTATACCTCGCTTGATCAAGGTACGTTTTAACTGATCCGTATGATACACCTGTAAGCATACTAATTTCCCGATAGGTCTTCCCTTGAGCGGCCCATGATAAACATTCAGTTTCCCTACTCGAAAGGGGTGTACGCATCGCGAACCACTTAGAACCCCTCCATGTTGCCGCATCCAATGCTAACCCCATAGGTGAACGTGTCTAAAAGGTCATCGGCGCGGTCTTTTGCGTCCTTGTCACCTACGCGGAACCCTGTGACTTGATGGATGAAATGATTCTGGAGTTGATCCTTAAAGTCCGTCTCCTTGTAGAAAGCCTCTTCGCTCATCTTGACCTTGTGAGACCACACATACCCCGAAACATTCATTGCCCTCTCATCTTTACCAATCGATGTCAACTTACCCTCGATTGGTTGAGCGGGCAATCCATTGTTCTGTGCTTGCTGAATAAGCACCGTTCCTGAACCTTTATCCTCAATGAAGGCGGCAACCTTGCGGTTCATCGCTCCACATTTTTTGGACAATTCTTCCAGTCTCGCAAAAACAGAAGGAAGCCAACCTTCCAACATAGCTCCATCAATCGAGAGGATATCCCAATCAAGAATAACAAGAGGATGACCCACTCCAAGCTGCCATGAAGAAGCGTAGTAGGTGACAGCGGTACCGTCATGCTCTTTGCCTGACTTCATCCCGGTGTCTATAACCGCATAGACGAAATCACATAGGAAGGGATAGGGAACAGGTTTTCCGTTGACAAGGAAGTTGTCGATGGAAAAGAAGGCGACACCACGCCAGTCAATGAACTCGGCTTCAATCTCCTGACGAAAGAACAAAGGATGAAGGCTTTTCCTCAGCTTCTCTATTTCGTCGGCGGGAATATAGGGGTTCTTCCAAGTGGGAGCATGAAAGGTGTTAAACTCGAATTTTGGATCGTTACAAATACGCCAGAAGAAATTGTCAGTGTCTACTCCGTTTGGGGTCGAAAAGACCCACGCATTGCCTCGATAGTCTAGGAGTGTGGGACGAATAGCTCCCTCCCACGTTTTCAGCATATAATCGGGAGTGAATGCCGCCTCATCGATAATGACGGTATGATACTTCCTCGACCGACCTGCTGCCTTATTCTCTAAGCTCCAGAAGTCTGCCCGTCCCCCAGTGATCAGGCGAATGACTCCAGATGTTTGATTTGATACCTCAATCAGAGGGTGTAAGACATGGCGAACGGAAACGAATACTTCGGATAAGAGCTTATAGGACGGAGCGAAATATCCAACCGCCTTGCCCCGTATTGTCCCATCTTCGATGATTGTTTGGGCAAATTCTGTCTTACCGAAACGCCGACCACACCTTCCCGCCCGGAACCTGCCTGGCATTTTGAAAGCTTCTACCTGCCCCGCATGAAGCTCTGGCATATGTATTTGGAACGGCGCGTTCATGGTATGTTTTTAGGTTGTCACCGTGCGTTCTACTTTTGTTCACGTAGATAACAGGGATGCCCCTTTTAGCACTACTAAAAAAGGACATCCCTGAACTGTAAGTTTTTAGTATACTAAAATGCGATCGGACTAACGCTTGGGCTGTGCCGTCGGTGGTGTTCCGCCTGGCGCGATGGGCTGAGTCGGAGTACCTGGCGCTGCACCACCCGGTAGACCCTGATCAGGCGCCGGCGGCTTCTCGGACGGTGGCTTGTTCGGGGGAAGTCCCTGATCGGGATGCGGGGGAACCGTAATCACCGCATAACGATAGCCGACGCCTGAGATTGCCACAAGAACAATGGCCTTGCCTTCCGGAACGCTTGGGGGAAGCGGAGGCCAAATCGTGCCCGGCGGCGGGTTGGTCGGGGGCAAGGGCTGGCCGGGAACCGGCGGAAGACCCTGATCGGGACCAATCGGCCAAACCGGAATATGACCTTCATCGACGCCGTAGTCAGGATCGGTGGGACGACCCGGACGAGGGGGACGATTACCGACGTGAGGCGGACGACCGCCGCCAGGAAGTCCCTGATCGGGTCCTGCACCTTCATCGACGCCCCAATCGGGATCCGTTGGGCGCCCACCAAACGAGGGAAGATGACCAGGACGCGGAGGACGACCGCCGCCAGGAAGACCTTGATCGGGATGACCCGGCCAACCGCCCGGAAGTCCCTGATCGGGACGCGGGGGACGACCGCCCGGACGACCGCCCGGAAGTTCATGATCGGGATGACCGCCTTCATCGACGCCATAGTCAGGGTCGATGGGTCGCCCCGAACTGTCAAAACGCACCGGAGTAACCCACATCAATTGTCCTCTAGGCATATGCTTTCCTTCCGTTGTAGAACCGTGTTACTTGGGTAATGCTCTTTAAATGCCTTGCATCCATTACCTAAAAGCGAGGCTACTCAGGCGCCCTCTCGGGCGGATACTCCTGATCCGCTTGGGGCGGATTATCAATAGAGCCCGCATGAGGAGCCCCTGGATTGGGATCATTCTTCGGACGACCATGATCCGAGTAGCCAGGGTTGTAAATAAGTTCCTGATCAGGAGTGGGAGTCGTAAGATCCTCTCCTTCACCAGGTCCCTGAGGGCCAGGGGGACGAATTTTGGTCTCTCGCGGTGGTTCTTTAGGCATGATGCTTCCTTTACGTTACCCCGCCCCTTGCTCATCCTGGGGTAGGCCCCCAGTGATACTGATTCTGATACCTTGCTCATCGGTAAGGGAGGCAGGGGCTAAACGGACATTTCGATAGGGCATTGCTGCCTTTGCTGCGTCCATACGTCGATCCATCGGCTGATTTGGATCGCGCATGACCGCCATAAGAAAGTCCAAAGGTTCCGCGTCCGGCTCAATCTGAGGCGGGGGAGGGCGTCCATTACCGTAGTGAGTGTTTTGCGGGAAAGGTAGAATGGCACCCGGAAGCGGAAACCTCGAGGGTGGTCCATAATTCCCCGGCCCGTTATATCCAGCCGACATAGCGTACCCTTTTGCCCCGCAAACATCATGCGCGCAAGGGAATAGCTTGTCAAGAGGGTTTTTGTCCACAAACACATTTTTTTGTTGTGTGGAATAAAAAAATGTGCTAGATATAGTAGTGAGGATGAGAAATGACCGAGAATAACCAACCAGAGGCACGTCGTGGACAAGTCACCGTCAAACATGCCTCTCCGCAATTATTTCGGTTCCTATCTAGTCTGCCGTCATACCACAAGTTTCTTGATGATGGTGGCGCCATATTCGAGGCGACTCGCCACTCAATAGATGCCTACGAGGCTGCATTCCCCGACGCTCCCATCCACGACGCTGATGGAACTATAGCTCGGGTCAAAATAAAGGTAGCTGAGGTCGAACACCACGAACGACTCGCTCCTCAAGACCCCGACAAAAAGCAACCCTTCAATCATCAGGAATCAGCCATCGATATAGGGTTATCTCGACCCTATTATGCCTTCTTCGATGATATGGGGACAGCAAAATCCGCAACTATATGCCTTTTGATCGCCGAGCTTTTCGCCCGTAAGATCATTGATCGGGCATTAGTTATTACCACAAAACGGGGTCGCCCCCAGTTCATGAATGAGCAGCTTCCCCAATGGATGCCACCTTCCATCAAATACCTTAAGGGTGAATTGCCTGCTACTGCTAAGAAGCGGGTGATGAAATATCCTGATGAAAAGGTAATGATTGGCTTCTCTACTCCTGGAGCCTTCCAATCAAAGCGTCAGGTCGTTGACATATTGGAGTTTGTAACAGGGGGACAGAGACAGGGACGAACAGCCCTCTTCATTGACGAAAGCCAAAACTTCAAGGGCTGGGACAATGAACGAGATAGGAATATGACTAATCTCCTGAAACAAGCAGGAGAATGTATCGTCAAGAAATTCCTCTTCTCCGGCGAACCTCAACCCAAAGGTTATGAGGATTTACTAGCCCAATTCTCTATCATGGACCCCAATATCATCGGGCATAGCACGATGCAATCCTTCACCAATCAATATTGCGTGCTGGGTGGATACCAGATCAAAGAGATCGTGGATTACAAGAACATTGGTGAGTTGACCGCCCGTATCGCTCCTCACTGTCGGTACATCAAAATCACCGACGTTATGGATATGCCGCCTCAAATCTGGGAAGAACGGAAGTTTGAGCCCAATGATCTCCAGCGTGACCAATACGCGCGAGTGAAAAGAGAGTTGGTCGCCGAACTCCAGATCGCCCTAGAATCAGGTGATTATGAGACTGTTCGCCGTACATGTGCCAACGCTGCCAGCAAGTTTACCGTTCTAGCCCAGATATCAAACGGGTTCTTCTACACCGATTTGATGCCCGGAGCAGAAGAGGGTTCACCACGAAACATCCAACGCCTGTCTATGGAGCGTCCAGAATATGTTCTGGAAGAACTCGTAAGTCGCCACCAGAAAACCATCATCTATTGCCGTTTCCATGAGGATCTCCAGATGCTTAAGGAGACTATGGAAAAGATGAAGTTGAATGGAGTTGAGTTTTCAGGGCGGCTATCGGATAAGCAGTGCGAGGTCAATAAGCTCGCTTTCCAAAGCGCCGATGCCTCTAGCCCCTCTATCCTCTATGCAACAACAGGTTCTGGGGGAGAAGCCTTAAATCTCCAAATTGCCAATCGAACCATATATTACTCCAATTCATACAATTATGGGCATCGAGTGCAATCCACTCGCCGTACATGGAGAGCGGGTCAACATGAAACCTGTTATTACTTCGATATCTTCGGATTCCCAATTGACCGATTGATATGGAGAAACCTGATCGATAAACGCGATTTATCCGCACAGTTGAAACTGGCTACTGAAATGGCAAAGCTAGTGGATCAAATATAGAGGAATTTGACAAGGAACCTCAACTGTGCTAACATAAACCCATGTACGGGAGAAAGTGAAGCACATGCCAGGAATCACCTACAAATCCTATAACTTCGTCACTAAGGATCCAATAATCGATCAAATACGGACAGTTATACAGGATAGTGGTGTCACCTTTAAATGGATTGAAGAAAGGTCAGGTGTAACATCACAGACATTGGCTAAATGGATTTATGGCGATACCAAGAAACCACAAGCTGCCACAATCAATGCGGTATTGCGTGTCTTAGGCAAAAAACTAATTATCGCCGATATTAATGCCTTTGAGGATGTTGCCGCAACACCTTGGCGCGCTCCCCCAGTGCATGAGAGGACGCCTACTAATAAGGTGGCGAAATACCGCGCTCCGAAAATGCAATATGATCCCAACGATGAATCCACTTGGAGCAGAGTAGGTGGCGCACCAATAGTTGGTAGACCCACTCGTACATTGCCACCTGAGCCTGAGACCTTCAAAGATAAAGGGAAAGTCGTTTCCCGCAGCTTCAATGCCATTCCATCTATCGAGACCAAGAAATGACCTTTAAGGTCATGTCGCGGCGGTGTGCGACCTGCATATACCGCAAAGATTTGCAATGGGACCTAAAAAAGTTCGAGGATCAGGTACGCGACGAACATATGGGGTACAAAAGCTACCGAGCTTGTCACCACCAAAAACGGAATAAAAGCGCGTGTTGTCGAGGATTCTGGGACCATCATAAGGATGAATTTCAACTAGGACAGCTTGCCCAAAGACTAAACATGGTCGAATATGTGGAGCCAGATCCATGACCAATTTTTCTCAATGTCGTCATCCCTGTTGTGCGTTTGATGGGAAATGCTGCGGGTGTTGTTATAGGAGACCAGGCTATGGGAACACAAGAACTGAATCGGGCTTATCCTCGCCTCAAAAGGGATTGGAGTGCTGTGGGCGGCTATATTTTGAGGCTAACGAATCCAAATCTCAAGGGTGTCCCAGACTTCCTAATATCTCACCCCAGCGTGGGGTCAGGACTTGCGGAAGTGAAATGCGTCGATGATCCCAGAGATATCATCGGTTTAGAGGAACATCAAGCCAAAACCCTTGATGAAGCCTCTCTTGGTGGAGCAAAGGGTAGAGTTTTAGTTTATTGCCTGATGAAAGAGGAATGGGGATTGTTCTTTGGTGGAACGCTCCGCCAGCATTATCGGGTTCTAAGGTATCAGATGGCACCTCTCTTTTCTCCTAAAGTCACTCCAGAATGGGCTCTAGGGACTGGATCAAGTGTTGAAATGGGTTTAATAACGGCTGCTGAGGAGCAACGTATTAAAGCCATGCAAACACATGTAGAGGAAGTGGAGCGTAAACGATGGGTTAAGGACCTCGTTATCAGCCACGATGACGAAATGGGCGCAAAAATGAGCCAAATTCGGGGCGACTGAATTTGACAGGATAAACTGTGTGTGCTATAATATCCGTTAGTTAAACGGAGTTATGTTATGCCTAAATCACTCACATTCCTCGGTAATGAGGACAGAGGACCACGGTGGGAAGTTCCAACTTTCACCGTTACAATTAACGTGCTAAATAGTTCGGTACTCCAAGAGGTCCTAAAATTCCCTGGAGTCGAACTGGTAGACCTGAATAAGTTCCCACCTCGTCCCCCAGTGATCGAGGATGAGATGCCTACAATGGCGGAGCGAATGAGAAAGGCTAAGAAAGAGGAGAAAAGGGCAAAGCCTAAAGGCAATGTGACTCCGTATCACGATCGATTCCAACATCCCTCCGGCAAGCCTGCTCATTGGTTCCTGACCGAGTATCTGGCGAAAAATGGGGGACAAGCTGGACTCGCCGAGTTGAAACGTCATCTTAAGGTCCAGGGGTTCTCGACTGGGACCGCTATGGGGGCCATGACTAAGATGGTCGCCAGGGGAGAGGCTATCAGCAAAAAGCCTCACGGCTACGTCCTAACAGACTCGGGAAAAGCAAAGGCAGAGAAGGAATTGGCAAGCGGATAATTATGACGAAATTATGTTCTTGACTGGAACATTAAATTATGTTAATGTTTTGTTGATGGGGGTGGTTATGTCTACTCCTTCAGCGGCGAAAGGTCTACTATGAATAAGGTCGTCACTACTCTACTTGCTGCAACGGCGCTTATTGGGGTCGCGAGTTCCGCTCGCGCAGTAACCCTGATTAGCGTCGAGAATATTGGGTCGATCCTCAACGAGAGCCTCGCGCTCCCCGCCGAGGACACCCCCGGCTCCAGTATCGGGTTCCAGCAGTTCTTCGAGTTCTCCTTGCCCGTGCGTGAGGTCGTCACCTTGTCGGTGTCTGACAGCGGGTTCGGCAGCGAGAAGATTATTGGGGGAACGTTCTCGGTCAACAACCACGAAACGACTGGCGGTGGACCGTTGTTCATCCCCGCCGGCTCGACCATTGAAAGCGTTGGTCTCTCCGATTTCGTCGGCGGCCAGAGCGCGGAACTGGGTCCCAATACTCTCAGCGCAGGGAACTACTTTGCGTTGGTGGAGGGCACCAGCGGCGCGTCCCCTATTCACCTTGCAATCGACGGAACGGTGACTGCGACGGCGGCAGTTCCTGAGCCCTCGACTTGGGCGATGATGGGTCTTGGCTTTGGTCTTCTCACGTTCTTCGGCGCCAAGCGTCGGCGTAATACCGATCGCTTGGCGATGATTGCGTAAATTCGGTTAAGGTGCAGTCATCGGTTCGCCCGACACGGCACCTTACCGATATCACGTCCCTAATTGTTAGGAGTTCCCCCTCTTAGCACCGCACATGGGATGTGATTGGGGTCGAGGTCATGCGCCCCCCGTAAAACCTCGACCCCTCCCTTTCCGGGGAAATTCCATGTTTGAGAGACCTGGCGTTTCCCAGCTAGTTCTGGGGTTGTTTGTACTATGTTTGGCTTACATTATGTGGGAGATTACTGGTAATTCATGGGCATATGAGGTTCTTTACATACCTGCCGGAGTCATGATTTTTTATGGTATTTATATAGCTTGGCGAGACGGTTAAGGGAGGGGACGTGAAGGACTTAACCACAATTGATAATTATCGGATGAAAACACGCGAGGTCATCGAGCAATTTGGCTCTTATGGTGACTCTGGCTGTGGTGCTTTCCTCGTTCCCTATCCCCGAACTGGCGTTACACTCAAATGTGTCGCCAGCTCCGGCATGGGGTGGGATCACGTCTCGGTGTCATTGATGAATAGGTGTCCCAACTGGTTTGAAATGGATTTTATCAAACGGATGTTCTTTAAGCCCGATGAAGTGGCAATGCAGTTGCATGTTGGTGAGAAGGATCACATCAACATTCACCCCTATGTTCTCCATATCTGGCGTCCTCATCTTGGAATGATACCGCTCCCACCAAAGGAGTTTGTATGACACACCGCCTTTACGATGAAACGTGCCTAGAGCGATGGCAGAGGATCAAGAGACGCGAGGAAGCTGAGGCAGTAATCAGACGGCGGCGGAGGGAACATGAGGAGTCCTCACGGAGACCAAATAAACAACGATCCGATCGTAACGAGGATAAGACGGATACTCCTCGTCGCGATGATGACCCAATTGTTGGCATGTCTAATCCTTTCTCTCAATGGGATCCAGCCCCTTCAACAGTCGATCCTACTCCTAGCACTATCGATCCAGGCGGGGGTTCTTCTGGGGGCGGCGGTGCAACAGGGGACTATTAGAATGCAACAGGGGACTATTAGAAGGCTCATTGCAATGGCTAAATCAAAAGTGGTCACCAAGAAAAAGTTCAAGGCGGCTATGGGGCGTGATCCCATTCAAGATGAACTGGAGCGGTGCAATTGCGCTCTGGGCGGGAGTACAGGTCATTGGGGGTGTGGATGGTGCGAAGAATGCAACAAACCACGCTATGTTTGCTCCCATCTGCCCCGTCCCCCATTGCGAGATATCGTGACGGTCAATTTGACTGTGGCTCCAGTGCGAATGGGTGCTGATGCTCCCAGGGGTCCGGAGGGTCCCAAAGTTGTGCGCCCTATGACTGAGGTCGAGAAGGAGATTGCCAGAGCAGATATGGCCTTTCTGATTGCAAAGGAGAAGGAGTCTGGGGACTGGGATAAGTGGCAGGAGAGCCAGAAGCATTGGACTGGTGCTGGAGTGCAACGTGATCTTAGGACGGGGAGATTCCGAGCGCGATGACCCATGTCGTTGGATGTATGAGGATCACCAAGCATGACCCCAAAGTCAAGTCGCGGTTGGATTGGTGCGCCAAATGCAAATTTCCGATCGCTGTTGCCCTGAGCACTCCAGTCTTTGATGATGCGGTCTATATGTGCATGTCTTGCATTCCGTGGGACGAGGTAAATGAGATTAGTCCAATAACGCTTGAACAAATCGCCGATATCAAGCAGGTACTGGAGAGGGAGAATGGCAACTAAGGTTAGATATGCTCCCTGTTCAGAAAAGGATTGGTATAAGTTGCCTTTAAAGCTCCGACAACGGTGGTGGGATGAAACGAACTATAGCCGGAATAAACCCAGTCCTGAATTAAGGAAGGCAATAAAGGAGGCTTTAAATGGCAACCGTCACTAAGAAGGAATTAAGTGAGGCGGGTTGTGGAACTCCCGGCTGCACCCACGACCATTCGGTTATTTATCTAACACAGGGCTGTCATCCAGGTAAAGGACTTGAGGTTCGGTACGACAAGCAAAAGGAACAATTGCTTGTCACCTGCTTTGCCTGCGATGCGGACGTGACAACCATTCAACTCTAATGGGGGCATCTTTGGATCCAAAGGAATTTGATTGCGAGGATTGTGGGTGCCACGTTTATTCATGGGCCGATGACGATGCCGTAACCTGTCTTGTCTGCACATGGATTCGCTCTATGCCAGATTTGACAGAGGCCGAGATTGCCGAGATTCGGATGATGACAGCTACACCCGTCAAAGTTAAATGGAGAGGAGGAGACGATGGCGAAGCAAATGGCCTATGACAGCGAGTGTTGGAATCTCGCCGAACACTTTCTGACAGGCGAACCCATTCCCCCAGAGCGTGAGCGGGAGATAACGGAGTTGCTCGCACAGGAGATCCAGGACTGTGTGGAATCGTTCTGTACGTCCTCACTGCCCCATTTGCTTGCACCAAAACCTGCGATTCCAGATGATGGGGGTATTCGTTAGTGGCTTGTACCCCGCAGCTTGTGTTGTTGGTCCGTCAAGCTATTGCGGCGGCGGTGGACAACGACTACGATGTCACCACATATTCGGATGAGGATCTGGCCGGAGACCTCGCAGCCTATGAGTACACGGTCGAAACCGAGGCATATGAAGATATCCTCGAGGCGGTGAAGATTGTGCGGGGGAGGACTGTAACATGAAAGCACCAACAAACGCCGAGGTATCACGGAAAAGTGAACTGGTTCGGGTCAAGTATGGCAATATGACCTTTACGGATGCGAACCTCGAGTTCGCCTACGAATTACAGGGGTTCATCAAAGCAATGGTCGTTGACCATCACCAAGATATGAACAATGCACTGGCGAAGGTCGGCGAACTCCTGTTTATGATCGATGAGGCTCAAAAGCCAGGCAAGGTTAATAGGTGGAAATGATCGCTTGACAGGGATGACTCCTTCTGCTATAGTGTAACCATTAACGAGCCAGAGAGGAGGCAAAATGCTATGTCAAAGCGATACCTCCGGGCGGTCTGGATCGCGATGTTCCATGTTGTGATCCTGACGGCAGCCCACAACGTCGCCGAGGTGTTGGCAGATGTTGGCAAGGAACTGGCGGTACTGGTCAGGGACGAGTTGGCACTTGATGCAGTGGTGGCAGTGACTAAGTAGGAAGTAGGGCTCGGGGACGAGCCCTACTTTTTTGGAGAGGGAGGCTGAGCATGGGTAAAGGTAAAGACAAGAAAAAAGCGAAGAAAAAGGCAGAGAAGCGGATGCAAAAGGAAGCCCGAGCCTCGTTCCACCGCGCCCACCAGATTGTAGCTACCGTAATTCTGGCTAAGGAGCTTGGCTCCATCATGCGCCGCGAACGGGACAAGCCATCGCCTGTGCAAACGGACGCTCATAAGTCCCCCGACCCTTCCCCGGCCAAATGATAATAATCCCCCAGCTTAGACTTGCGTGAGCAAAGGCATGATGGCAATAGTGGGTATATGGGAGTTTATGAGGTCTGGTTGGAGTTGGTTGTATGATCTGGGCTGGGGTGGTTTATTGGGGTTGGTGGCTGTTGTGTGCGTGTTGTTGCCTTGTAAGTGGGACCCAGCTATAAGGCTGAAGGAATGGTTCGAGGGTTGGGATAGGGAGGGGCCGGATGATCATGAGGAGGAATTGGAAGCAGACGATCATTGACGGCGGGGTGAATTATACATAAATAAGGGGTGGTTATTATTTTTTCTGGTGGGGTTGGGAGGGGTGCAGGCCCCCCCTTCGGCAAAACCACGGCAATCGTAAACTTTTTCGGGGTATCCCAAGGCCCACCGTGAACGCACCATGAACACCACATAGCAATCCGCCAAAGAAAAGCCCTGCGCTCAACTGGTGAGGCAGGGCTGGTCAATGGGAGGCGACGGTGCTATCCTACACCCAGCCCCTCATTAGAGCGGTGGTGAGAAGGACAACCGCGATGGTGTTGGCAATGACCGGGCCCATTTTATTCGCCCGACAATGCATGGTCAGTGCCTCGCGTAGAGGCGGCGGCGAACAGGCGGGCCTGGCGTGCCCGTATGCTCCCGTCAAGGCATGTCCTCTGGCCCACATGCTGATGGAGGTGTCCAGCGCATACCAGGGCCTGGCAGCGTGGGCACTCTGCCACCACACGGCGATTAGGGCGACCGTCCTTCCCCTTGAGACGCTGGGGAAGGACCAGGACCAGGACCTCGCCGATGCGATGGACGCTAACGTGGTCGGGGGGAATGGCGACCCCAGGCCTCAAGCCCAGCGCGGTGAGCAGGTCGCGGCTGTCCATTGGATAGCCATGCTGGTCCTTGAGGTAAGTGGTGCGGACCATGTTGCGGTAGGTAATACGCATTGGAGCCTCCTTAGTGGCAAGAGCAGTGGTGAACGCGATGGGCGTGGACGACAGGCGCAGGCACTGTGACCACGTGGACCTCAACTACCACCCGTTGCACGGGAGGCAGGGGAGGCGACGCAATGCCTGCCTGAGCGGTGTCGGTGGGCAGGTAGGCGTAGGCAAGGCAGCCAAGGACAAAGGCGATGATTAGGGCGAGGACAAGGCGGGGATCAAGGCGGCGATCGGTGGCGGCGGTGGCGGGAGCAGACTTGGCAGTGGACTTGGTCATGAGAGGGACTCCAGTTTGGGGATTGAAAAAAGGGGCGCCTGAGAGGCGCCCCTCGTTGCGTGAATTACGCCTTCACCTCCTGCGCGACTGGCGCGACGGGCGCCAGCTTGTATCGCTTGAGGTCGCCCTTGTCGCAACGGACAAGCTTGCGCTGGGTGATCTTGGCGATATCATGCAGGTCGGTGTGGATCGAGGACAGCTGGCGCAATTTGCCCCCTCGCTCCTGCGTTGCGGCACTCGCCTCTTGCAAGCTTACGCCCTCCTCACGCTGAAGGAGGGGATAAAGCACGAAGCGATTGGTGCCCTCGCGGAAGGCGCCAGTTTTGGCGAATGAAGCTTGCGCCTTCTTCATTGTGTCCTCCCACTTCACCTTCTCAGGCGCAGCGGCAGGAGCAGGCGTCTCGGCGACAGGCGCCGGAGCAGGCGTCTCAACAATCGGCGCCGGAGCAGGCGTCTCGATTGCAGGCGTTTCGGCGACGTTCGAGGTCTTCGAGGACTTGCGAGCGGCGGCGCGTTGGGCTTTAGTCAAGGACATTGTAGTATCTCACAGTTTGAGGTGGCGGCAGAGGCACTCAGGCTTGCCGGAGTCGATCAATCGACCCAACGCAAACAATAGACCCGATCGGATTCCAGTGCAACAAAAAACCAAGCAGGAGTGGATATTAAATTTAGTTGGCCGTCATCTAAAAAACAGTTGGCTCGCGTATAACACTAACCAGCGTGCGGTCCAATGGCGGAACCATCACTTTTGGTGATATGCGTTTAAATCGGCACAGAGGCTCGCTGACGGCGTTCCTTTTCGCCTCCAGCGTGCTATGGGGGCACCGCCGACTTTGCCGTGTACGAGGAAATTCCGAAAAACCAAAACCGAAAGGCCCTCTTTCGGTTCTAATTTCCAGAACCCAACTGCCAGAGTTCTGGCGAAACCTGCGACGATTGGCACAGAGGCGGTCTACACTGGCGATAGGAAATTCCAGGTATTACTTAGTCCCTGGAAAAAAATTCCTGCCGTCAGCGGTGGGTCTGAGGCGGTTTTAATAGGCTAAAACAAGGTTTGCCAATACTTAGCCTTTACTTGGTTCAGGACAGCCTATACTTGACTATACTTGCGTTGGACAAAGTATTGTGTTAGTCTAGTAAATCGATAGAGGTTCTGAGGTAACGGATTCGGATTCTGGGAATGTGGGAATGAGGCATTGGGATAGGCAGAAGGTTCTGGAATCGGGAAACTGGCAACAGGGAGGCCCGCTTTCCAGAAGCTTTGGGATTTCCAGAAGGCGGGATCAGGACTTGGGATTTCCAACAGGAGGTCACAGTGTGTCCCCAGCGCCACAGTGACAGGGAAAGCACACCGTTGCTCCTATGTCACACCTTCGGAATTCCAGAAGTTGACAGGTGTCAACATTCGGGATTCCAGTAGGAGGATAGGACAAGGCATTGGCACGCCTCTCGCCGCCAATTGAGGCGTGCTAATAGCCCATCGTATTAACGATTGGGTATAGGCTCGGGGACGACCCACATTGTCCTCGAGCCTTTTTTATTTTAGTATACTAAACAGGCTAAGCGATGTGTAGCCACAATTCTGGTATTCCGAAAGAGGCAGAGCAACGCTCTGCCTCTACCTGTGCTGTGAACATGCTAATAGGTGCGGTATTCCGTGTCCCCCAGCGCCGAAGGCGCTGCCGAGCAGAGCGAGGCAATTCATTGTTCTCCCTTCATTATTCAGGTACCAGGGGTGGGTTTTTTCTGAGGGGTGGGGTGGTTTTTCCTGTAAAGTTTTCCGGCTTTTTGGTGCAGAGTTTTCCGCTTTCCTTCCCCCAGCGAGAGCAAAAGTGTATCGATGGTGTATCCAAGTACCGTATCTCTTGTAAGTTATTGATATCATTGAGCTTTTTAAATGAGGAAATACACTAATACACTAAATACACTGGAATCTAACAAAGTTCCGTGTAACCATGATTGTGGGAAAAAATCCCTGTTCCGCAATCTACCACACACTTAACCTGTAACTACTCACAGTTGTAAGGTATGACATACACAACTTTAACGACCATTTATTTATTTATTTAGTCCCATATAGAAATTTGTAAACCCCTTGTGTCTAGTGTATCGTGTGTATTCGCCTGTAAAAATAAATCATTTTTGTGGATATATACGGTATTGACAAGGACAAGCTTCCATGCTACTATACATAATAAAGGAAAACAGGAAAATCCTGATGAACGACGTATCCTTCCTCAAAGAAACCTTTATGACCAGAGCAGAAACAACTGCCTATATTCGCTCAAAAGGTCATCACATTAGTTCTTTTTCCTTATCATATCTTGCCACACAAAAGCAAGGTCCTCCTTATAAAATATTCGGCGTTAGTGCCATTTATTCAATTACCGATGTTGATGCTTGGATAGCATCTTACTTCCGAAAATCCGAAAAACTATCCGCTACCGCTTAAAGCGCCATATCGCGTTATAACCATAGTCATGGATTATATCAATGTCCGCCTATAAGCAAGAAATGACGCGGCATAGAGGAAGACCAAGGAAACAACAACCACCAAGAGTAATACCTCATGCAATAATGAGATTATACCATCCTGATGGCACTCCTCATGTTGAGGCATCACCGGGTGAAGAGGCACGTAGATTTGCTAATAGCCTACGCTTGAATTCTGGACCTGCCATTAAAGCGTTAGGCACACTCCTCAACCCTGAACCTCCATTCAAGTTTGAACGTATTGATGCCGTAACTGAATTAACCTACAAAGACGGCTCAATTCCGTTTCTTGAAGTTCGTATCCTAAAGCAAAATTCGACGGGATTTGTTTCAACCTCTAATCCTAATCTATTGTCATTCCCAGAATCTCCTAATAAAACAAATAAGGAATATAAACACATATACTTCGGAGATAAAATATGGCCAACAGATCCAGAAACAGGCAACGAGCGGACTGATCGCAACACCTTTTGCAATACCACCAGTGCCCTCTTTCAAACAGGACTATTTATTCCTTCTAATGCTCCGGCGGCGGTGGAATTATTAAAACGCTATCGAAGTGATCTGGATGAATACAATCGACGCCTCACAGCGTTTAAAGCCTCACAATCACCAGATTATCAGGGATCAGACACGCCCCCAACATTTCCAGAGCAACAACCTCCAACACCAGTCTTTATATGGACTGAGGGAGATAAATCACGACGAGGTGTAGAATCATATATAAATCCAGATGATCCAGCAATCCTCAGCCTTCTTGAAGAATACAATGTGGACATTGTTACTCTAGGCGTATTAGCGGGAGCGCCGGGAGCCGCTAATACCAATTACACACTACGACCATACTCCAATGACTTCATTGTCAAAGGAGTAAATGATGAATTTCTGGAATTACCGCTCGCCTTACACATATACGCCCGCGATAACGATGATGACGGGAGAACAGAAGCAAATATAACCGCACAAGCCCTCGTCAAGCTGGGGGTGCCTGTGGAGCAGGTGCGAATAGCGAATCCACCTATTAGTGCGCCTTTGAAATGGGATGATGGGGATCAATTACCTCCTGGCATATCTGCATATGACCGCTTGAAACAAATCCTTGATGCACCAGCAACAATTGGTCAATATGTTTTTCGTGCGAAAGGCAAGGAACAGGAAGTAGATCCAACTAACCGCAACAATAAGCGATTGGCTATTCAACGTATATCCACAGCCATTTTTGATGAGACCTCAACTGGTGAACGCCACTTTGTAATCTCTAAAACAGGAGAAACATTATCAGCATCCGATTATATGTATATGGCAGAATTGTGTCTTGAGGAGATGGGCCATCAACCCACAGATAACCTCCTTCGTGAAGGGGATTGGAAGCCTGTATTCGTTAGTCGATTTCCACATCAAATTGAAACCCGCAATTTTATCTATGAAGAGGTAATGCAAACCATTGAGAGAGGGCAATTCGAGCTTGCCTCTGCACCAAATAAAGAGATATACAATCCAGAAACATATCTCCTTGATGGATTTGGATTGCCTGACACAATTCGCAATCGCCTTATATCCAGAGTTATCATCCGAGACTTTGTTGCGGTTACATTACGCGCACATTTGGACAAAGGTCCTGTAATACCTCAAATGTTGCCAATCCTACATGCTGATGAAGGAGTAGGCAAATCGGAGTTCTGTAAAGTTCTAGCTGGGGGAACACCTGGTCCTGAATCCTTTCATTCACGATACTCCAATAACATTGATATTGGTGATCTTAAATCCTTAGCTGATAGGGGTCAGGCAGCATTTGCTAATAAAGCCAAATGTAAAACCATATTAGAATTCCAAGATAAAGCACTCGGCGATACCATAACAATAGCCCAGAATGGATTATTGAATGATATGGCAAACATGTCTCAGGTACAGTTTCGTGAACCTTATAAAGTATATACCTCATTCCCTCGCCAATTCATAATCATCTTTACCACTAATCGTGAGGACTTGATTGGTCATAATATGGGACGGCGGCGGTGGATCATTGTTGACCTAAACCAATCAATGAAGGGATTTGCTAAACGAGCGGCAGAATTACGAAAGAGGAAATTAGATCCAAATTCAGAGCCTCTAACATTGGAAGAGGAACTCATTGCTCAGGGACATAATCCTGGAATCCTTAAGAACTTCCAAAAGAGAGCAGCAACATTAGCCTATATGTATAATTCTGGAGAGTGGAGAGGAACATTGATAGTTCCCCCAGAGCTAACATCAGATATGGAAGAGGAAAGAGATAAATTCTCCCCAACACAAAATTGGGAATTGGTATTACAGGAAGAATTATTGAGAGAACCCCATGATGAAGAAGAGGGAACATTGGCGACAGAGACTAGAATGGTATTATCAACCTCATTATATGCCGCTGTCAAAGAGAGAACAGGTCGTGAGCCTCCTGATGCGAACTTTGGGAAATTAATGAAAAGCTTAGGATACAAGAACTACAAAATCCACAAGAAGAATGCTCGAGGTTGGTCAAAGGCTAAAACTGTTGAGGATATCAAAGAGTTCTCCAGATTTAAGCCAGCAGCACATGGGTCAGCAGGTCATTGGTATTTCTGTATTGATCCTCTTGATGTATCAGGAGCACGGCCACCCCGTCGTCATGTTGACCCAGATGTATTCCAATAGGGAGATAGACATGAGAGCACCTATACCTGTAGCCTATGTCACATCTGCTCCATCTAATTGGTATAAACTTACTTTTGATGGATCAGGATACAATAAAGAACCAATATTAGCTTTTGCCATTACTGCTGAGGGGTATGCAGCACCTATAGTACCTTTTCAAACTGGTATACTAGATGATGATTATACCTTATTATATCCTGACGGGAGAGTTGATGATAGTTTTCGGATATATGATAATGTGGATGAATGGTTCGCAACAATGGTAATATCGCGTGAGGCAGAAATCCATTCTATCGCAACCAATATGGTAAAACATTCCAATGAATGATAAATCCCGTCTGCCACACATACAACTTCAGCGTGCGTATTGGGAAATTCGGAAAAACAGGACAACACACAGGCATGTGCTGATGGGTTGTACTTCCAAATTCTCCTCTATCAAAAGAATAGGACCATGGCGTCCAGCTGAGATAAATGAATGGTTTGGCGATACAAAGAAACCGGTGTGACATGGCTGAGATCCTTCCATTATCAAATGGCAATTTAGCTAAAGCCACTCTCGCAGCACAGGAATGGCTAACTGAGACCTTTGCTGTGTTTCGTCCACCACCATCTCCTGATTACCCTGATCCTATGCCTTTGCAACTTGGCATATACGAACTCATCCTCTCTGTTGCGCCAGAAAATATATCCCCTGCTGGGGTGAAGAACTTCCTTATCCAATATACGACTAGGCCTGAATATTATCAAATGGTACTGGAATCGTCACGACGATTTGACCTCAACGCATTGCCTTTAATGCTTATCACAGATGAGGAACGAGAATATGCGAGACGATGCCTATATCCTAATGAATTTCAGGAAATACCAGACGATCAAGCTTGACAGGAATCTCAATCTATGCTAGAGTACCTCACATGAATAACAAAATCCAGATCACCTCAGGGAAATACAATGCTGCAACTGGACTCTACGAGAAGAACCCTTTTGCCGAAGCACCACCAGAGGCTGATGCTTTTGTTCCTGATTACCAATCGGAACGAGAACCTACAGTGGATCCAAGCGTGTTCGAGGAGGTGGCACCGCCAAGCGACCCGCCTCCTGAGACAGATAACAAAACCCCAATCGACCTCAAATATGTCCAAGACAAGGCTAAACGATTGGTTGCAATCGAAGACCGATTAGAGGAAATCGCTGCTGAGGAGAAAGTCCTCAAGGAAGAACAAAGGCAGATACGCATCTTCCAGCTTCCAGAAGCCATGTTTGAATTGGATATTAAGCCACCCGTCATTGGTGTTGGCAATCGATTAGTGGAGGTTGTGCCGCTTGTGACTGCTTCACTTCCAGCTAAGGAAGATCCAGATAAGCGTCAGAAAGCCATCAATGCGGTCATCGATCTGGGACTGGGTGGCAATGTTCGGCGCGCCTTAGAGATAGACTTTCCCAACGATGCAATAGTGGAACACAAAATCTTGGATGCGATTAGTGCTATTGACAAAGACCTCAAGCCTCGCATCAGTGCCACTATTCACCACGCGACCTATACCTCGATGATTAGCAAGTTAATAGCCGCGGGAAAGGCCATCGACCGCGACCTGCTGGGGGTATGGGTTGGCAACATCGCAAGAGTTAAAAAGGTTAAGAATGATTAACTGGCGCGATCCAGCACAGAGACTGGGTACAATGGTCTTTCCTAGCAGGCTAATACTTAAGGAGTGGGCATGGGACACTCCCGGGAGCGCGCCATCTAACAAGAGGAGGAGAGATAATGGCAAATCTTGATTTGGGCAATGATAATGTGTTTGAGGAAGCTTTAACCGTTGACGAAATCCGAGACGAGGACCCGGAGAAAATGGATGCTCTCACGATCAAACTCCACGAATGGTTGGACAATGCTCAGGCTCCTGTGTTCACTGGTGATCACCGCGTTACCTACTTGGTTATTGAGATCACCAAGTGAGGTCGCAGAGGGCTGGTTTATATATCGACGTGGACGTTGGCGCCTACAAAGAATCATGCGCGATCAGGTGCGATGGGACAAAGCGCATCATATTCCCGTTTATAAATGGTCAGTCACATTTACGAATGGGGCAGATGTCCGATCTGGAATGAGTAAATGGCTTTGGCTCGCAATATGGCGAGCACGTTGGGGAATAACCAGATGAAGCGTGAGTGTGGTGAGTGCCAATTGTGCTGCAAACTATTACCTGTTGTCTCGCTCAATAAGGTAGCAAACCAGAAATGTGAATTCCAAAAGTTTCATAAAGGATGTACGGTATATCGTACCAAGAAAATGCCAATCGAATGTCATGTGTGGTCGTGTCGCTGGATTACAAGCCAGTTACCCGACAACATGGCTCGACCTGATCGTGTCCATTTCGTTGTGGATACTATGCCCGACAACATCGTTATCCAAGACCATGAAGCCGATACATCACATGCAATGGAATGCATTGTTGTTTGGTGTGATCCAAAGCATCCCCTCGCCTATCGTAATCCAGACTTATACAATTGGGTTGCCGAACAAAACAAAGTCCTAATGGTACGAATGAACTCGCGGGATTCCATCATCGTGTTTCCCCCAGCACTCAATTCGACGCATGAATGGGCGGAGGTTACTACCGAAGCCTCAGAACGTGATGTGGTAACAAAGGCAGTTGAGGATGCAATCAGAGAGGGATACGAACAAAGAAACGGGCCCGTCCAATTCAACCTTGCAGCACGATGACCACATATGGCTGACTGTTGGGGGACGAGCGTGGGCTATCTATGCCAAAGATGGTGACCTCATAACTCTATGGCGGGGATACTATCCTTGGCTTGAATGGTCTTTCTTAGATATATCCAATGTTAATTGGGAATCATATCACGAAAAGGCATTGGCACTTCTATATCCTCCTTTGGAGGCATTAAAGCAACCGTCGCCTCAGGTTACGCAAGGAGTTAACAATGACTGATACCCAGACTTCGCCTGCTGCCGCGCCTACAAACTCTCCTGTCGTTGAAATGCCATCCACTGAAACAGCGGGAGCTATGTCCGTTGTCGATGACCTCGACTTGAGAGGAGATGCTGGTTCTGGTTTCGAGGATGTTCGGTCTACTGATTTGGTGCTTCCCTTTTGGAAGCTCCTTCAGAGTGCGGGAAACGAAACCAAAAAGAGCGAACCGGAATACATCAAGGGAGCCACGGAAGGGATGTGGCTTGACACTGTTACTAAGCGCCTGTACCGTGATATCATTGTTGTTCCTTGTAAGATGGTGACCCACTATATCGAATGGCGTAAGCGTAACGAAGGCGGCGGTCTGATCAAGAACCACGGCACCGATCGAGCTATTCTCGACCAAACCCATCGTGACGAAAAGACAGGTAAGGATACGTTGCCAAACGGCCATGAGGTCATCACAACCGCTACATGGTTTTGTCTTGTGATTGGAGGAAAGGAGATCAACACCGCGGTAACCGATGATCCCGGCACCGAGATTGAATTGCTGACCAGAGCAGTAATCACATTCCAATCAACCGCTTTGAAAGCGTCTCGGGGATGGGTATCGTTGGCCCAAGCGTTGAAGTTACGGGATCCAAAAACCAATCAACAGTACCAACCGCCGATGTTCGCCATGACGTACATGCTGGGGGTCGTGGGTACCCGCAACGATGCTGGCAGCTGGGTTTTGCCAGTTGTCAAGCAAGCTGGATGGACGACTGACTATCCCAATGCCCAAGCATTGATTAAGGAGGCTCGCGAATATACCAAACTTGCCAATGAACTGCACCTGATGGTCATCACGCCTCAAGGCAGCGGTGATGAGGATCGCCCCCAGCGGGATGCGAAGGCGGGTCGGTATGAGGATGATCGGCGTCGTCAGCCTCAGCCTGCAGGTGGTCGGAATCCAGGAGAGGATGACGATATTCCTTTCTGAAATCCCAACTTGACAGGCTAGGTTCCTTATGCTATGATGTAAATACTCCAGCCTCATCATTTCTTGCCCCCAAGCCCTGGTGGGGCTGGAGCTATCGCGAGACTGCCGGAGTTTATATAGCTCCGGCCTTTTGCCTGAGGAGGCCCAACATGTATGATGAAGCAGTGGCGAGTGCGGGTGGCGTTGCGGTTGATCCTATTGTTGAGAAGCCCAAATCAAGGGCGGAGAAGGTCCAGGCCTGGAAAGATGCGAACCACGCCACATATGAAGTGGCGCGTCAGGCCTGCTGCACCTGCACGCCGACTCGTGCCCAGATGCTGCTAGTCCAGCAGTATGAGGGGGACGTGTCTCCTCCAGTTGATTGATTAAAGGTGGGCGAGAGCAATCTCGCCCATTTTTTATGGAGTGTGATATGCCTAAAAATACTGGACCATTTGGACCAACCGGCGACTATCCACATGGTAAGCTCGATAAGACGGATGAGGGTGGGCTTGTGATGGGCGTTACTGCCCACCAAGATAATGTCCGAGTTGACTTTGGTAAACCGGTAGCATGGTTCGCTGTCCCACCAGAACAGGCTCTGGCTCTTGCATCCTTGATCGTTAAACACGCGATGGCGATTAAGGCAAAGCAGAATAGGAATTTCGAGGACTCTTAAGGAGAAGTAAAATGGTAAATGATCGATGGGATAGGTTGCTTGCTTTGGCTGAACGTCATTCAGCCATGATAGAAATGTTGGTTCAGGAGTTAAAGAAACCTGAGGAAATAGCCCCAAATTTCGGTATAGGTGTTGCTGAACATAATGAGTCCTTATCTTATCGGCTCTTAGATAGGATAGAAGCCAATACATTTATCCAAAATAAATGTATGCAAGCAGGATATGAAGATTTAGGTGAAAATTTCCTAGCACGCATGGCTTCTCGAAAAATAGGTCCTCCATTTGAAAAGCATGGAGGAAAGACTTGGTATGATCCTTATAAAATAGAGGAATGGATAAGTAGTCCTGAAGGAAAGAGAGATATATTGGTGAGAGGGAGAAGGAAACTCTTAACACGAGTTAATTCCACAATGTCTAAGTCACTTAGGATTGTTGAATAACTTTTTAGGAATGTATGTATTTCCGTAGTCAACTACGGAAATACATACATTGTGGTAAGGTGAAATAATGAATGAACAAGAAATAGTACGCACCGATGAACAATGGAGAACATATATCCATGAAGCCTCTATAATGGAACTTGATGCCATCATAGAGAAAGGAAGAAGAATTTCGGAGTTCCATGATAATTATCGCCGAAGAAAAGCCAAGTATGGAGGACAAGGTAAAACATGGGATGATGAATGTAATAGGGTTATTGGTATAAATGAAAAAATGTGTGGTCAATATGAAAATATTTACCAGGGTTTTCACTCTAAATTACCTAGTGAATTACGGGATCAATTGCCTATTAATATTTATTCCTTAAACTTTATTGCCCGAACACATGAACTAAACCCAGATTTTTTATTAAAAGCTCCTGTAAAAAATTTTATTTCGCCTGATATGAAGGAAGAAACAGCTAAGGAACTTTACCAACAGGCTAAGGTATTTGTTGTCGAAAATGTTACGGAAATGGTTAAGGAGGAATGGACAAACGAGCAAATACAAAAGGAATTTCCTATTATAAAATCAGAGGAAATAGAGGAGATACGAAATCCTGTAGAGATAATGACACCTTTTGATATTATTAGGAATGATATTGATGAACTGGAATTAAAGAAAGAGGTATTGGAAATAATGGTAAAATGGCATAAGGAATTCGGAGCAACCAAGATGATGGATGCAATAAAACGACTCCTTAAATAGGAATTAGATTTTAGTGCTACTAAAACAGGGATTTTAGTATACTAACATATAGCCATAATCCCTGTTTTGCATTTTAGTATACTAAAAACCTTGCTTGAACAGGGAGGTTTTTCACGCTATCGTACTACATGACCGACCTCATCCCCTATCCCGATAGATCGCCAGATGACTGGCGTAAAATATTCACGGAATTGCGGCATCGAAGGATCGCCCATGCTATCATCATGGGAGGCGAGATTCGCCAATTCCACGACACCTTCAACGGGAACCCCCAGCTGTGGGGGACGAACTGGAGAGCGGTGTGCCGAGAGATTATCGGCATGGACCACTCTGCTGCATCCCAATACGAAACGATCTGGCGAGTCCTTGGTGGCGATCTTGATCCTGTAGTCAGGAACGCACTGCCAGAACGTCCCTACACCTTATATCTTCTCGCGCGTGCGGTTGATACAGATCGCGAGCGAGTTGAAAAGGCGATCATTGAGGGCACCATCCACACTGCCATGAGTCAAAAGGAAGCGAAACACTTTCTTGACGAGACGCTGGACATTGAGGCAGAGGAAGAGGAAGTGCGAGAAGTTAAGGAAGTCAAGGAACCTTTAAAGGTTAAAGGTTATCTCGATCACCAGATCCGCAAGACAGTGGAAGTCGATATCGCCTTAATGACACGATTATATGGTGAGGACTTTGTGAAGCTCCTTCGTATGAGGCGCGATCACGGCGAACTGTTTGGTGTGTTCCAGAAATGGGATTCCACTTTCGAGTCTAAAGACGTGACTGTCCTGCTCAAAATGCTCCTCCACGAGGATGAGCCATGAACGCTCATGGACAGCAAGGTCAATGGTGGGCTACATTGCCTTATGACACGACACATTATCCCACTGTTGGAGCTTTGCGGGTTGATGATCGCGGTCATTATGAACAGGTGTATGGAAGAAGCGGAAGAAGCGGATTGAAATACAATGGTTTGATAGAAGCCCTCCAACGTATGAAAGTGGTTATTATTGCCTTTGAGGACAGAAAGCCAGATGGAGTCTATAAGCGTCAGGTCAAGCAATATATTGGGATGTTTGAAGTCCTTAACTTCCAGATCGAATACTTTGGAATATTACGCCGAGTCGAGTTTGATGTGGGGGAATGTGTCGTCCCACTCCTTCGATTTGGAGATCAACACTGGTGATATAACGCCATAAAAAAGTTCTTGACAAGGAGTAACTTTTCGCACATAATGATGGATCGTCACGTAAATCCTCTATAGGTAGTGGCGACTGTCAAGGAGGAATGTATGGCGTACAAGTTGCCGGAATGGATCGAGTTTGCCAAGCAACTCGACCGCTTCACCATCATCGAGATACCTGTCACAGCAACTGCCTTGAAAAAGGCAGTTCCGGGCAGCAAGGGCTATTGCACTATAGCCAATGCTACTTCGGAATATACTGGTATGGACGCAAGTCTGTATCAGATCGAGGTCGATGCCCAGTATATCAAGTTCGTGATCGATGGGTGGCGCTACTTCCTTATCATGGAGGTTGTCGGTCAGGAGCATATCAAAAAGTTGGATACCCTGGCTTTTCACGAAAATGGCCAAGTCAACTTGGAAGATTTCGAGCCTTTTGACCTCAAAGTTAAGCTCCACGACAAGAAGGAAGTTCATCTTCGCCCTGCAACAGCGCGCCCGAAGATTGTAGTTTCGGCGCAATCCCCGAGCGAGAATGGGGGCGTTCAGGTGCAAACGCCTAAGAATAATAAGAAGAATAAGGATAAGCAGGAGGAAGCGATTCCGTCGGCTCCTGTGATTGCTGCCGTTCGTCGCCAGCGTTCGGATGCAGGCCAGCAGAAGAAATCCCGCTGGTCCATCTAATGTAGCGTACCCTTAGGGGCGTGCCTCAAGGGGCACGCCCCTTTTTTATTCAGAAAGACAGTCCAATGGAAAATGCCACAATACTACCTTTCGAGCCTAAGCCTGAGCGTAGCAAGTTACAATGCACCTCTTGCTTGGCGACAACTGATGCTCCCTGTGAATGTGGTGCACCTTTTAGGATTCTAAAGCCGCGAGAACGAGCTAGAGTTGTTTTGGAACAAAATCCAAATCTCTCAAATAGGGCTGCTGCGGAATTGGCACAAACCAGTGCTACAACGGTACGTCAAGTGCGCGAAAACGCGCAGTTGGTGGGAGAAGAAAGAATAGGTTTAAATGGTAAACGCTATCCTGAACCAATATGGAATGACGAAAGAGACGCCGAAATGGAACGATTGTTAAGGGAGGGATACTCCTACGCTGATGTAGGCGTACAAATGGGTACCACTGCTGGTGCAATATCTGGACGGTGGGCCCGTATTCAGGACAAAAAACTACGTCCAGTTGCTAGGGGATTACCTGAAATAATGCCTGATGATGTTTTAGCCCAGGCAGACGAATATTTCAGGAGAATTAATATCCCTATGCATGACCTCGAGTCCTTGACAATGTACGCCGATCAAATGCATGAGGATGCGAAACACGCTATCGCCGAATATTTAAAGATTATCGGTGACCTCAGCAAAAGCGGCATCAAGCGACTTATAGGTGATCCACGAGACATTAAACCACCTCAGTGTGGTGTCCGCATTCGCATTCGTAAGGACGAAGAATAATCTAGGTCCCAGAGTTATTACGCCTACATAACTCTGGGTCTTTTCATGGAGAGACATATGAACAGGATGAAACGTGCGGCGATGGTACGTCAAATGGCCTCTCACGAATATGATGAGGAATACGCAGCCATATTAGAAAAAATCCATATCTATGAGGAACACCTGCACGCCTTGAGCGATGCCGAGTTTAATAAGGCAATAGTCGCTTACGCCGAAAAACTTATCGAGGAAACAAAGAATGGCTGAGGGAGCAGGGAAATATGACGACGAGGCGACGATGGTTAGATTATCTACCAAAGCTGTAGGAGTTATGGTGATCGTATTTGGCGGTGATCGTGGTCATGGCTTTTCTATGCAATCTGATAACCCTAAATTCCTAAAAGCGGTTCCTGATATACTACGATCAATGGCAGACCAAATTGAACAGGACATGAAAAATATGTCTTGAACTGGAAGTATTTTTGTGTTATCGTATCCGTATCGTTTAACTCTGACCTGTGAGAACCAACATGCCCACCAAGGAAGAAAACGAGGAACTGGATCGCCAGTACGACCTCGCCAACCCCGAGTTCGATCGGGAGGAACTCAAGAAGGACATTAAGACCTGGGAGGAAGAAGATGCTCCCCCAGCTGAACGATGGCGCGCCTGTGTGGGCGACTACGACCTCGATGCGACAGTTGGCACTGGGGAATGTGCCGAGGATGCTATCGAAGACCTGCTCGACCAATTGAAAGACGAGTGGGACAACAGCCCCGACAATCCAATGGCTCGCCTTCGCGTCCTTTCGGAAAAGGATGATTGATCGTGGCTAATGACCTTATCGAGCGGATAGACGCAGATCGAACCAATTTGCTATCAATCCTAATTCAAGAAATGGCACACCGACATTCCCACATGAATGGCAATGAGGATGTCCTCCACGATATCCTCTACTATGACGATGCCATTCGGTCTGAGGTCCGATCCCTATATGAGGCGATCTACCACACGGATCCCGATGATGATGCCATGAGCGACATGATTGGTGACCTCGTTGACGCCATCATAGCAAGGCGTCCCAAGCATGGCTAAGAAAGACACCTACTCCATTCATTATCAGAGGCAAAAGCTTCTGGATCAATTTCGTGGTGACCGTATATTCGGTGACGAATATGCCGTCATCAAATACGACCAGCTGGGGGTTGAGGGCGGTATCTACCATGTCGTCTGCTCAACGTTGGGGGACATGTGCGATTGTCCTGCAGGACAGCGAGAAACCTGTCGCCATCGTGAAATGGTCTATATCTTCAAAGACGCTGGCATGATGGACAAGGAGACTGCTCGGTATAACTATGATGCCAAACAATGGACAAGCCAATGAGCAACATTTATACCTTTGTCGGGGATAATGGGGTAACTACGCATATCAACTCAGAGGGATTGAGGCTGTGGTGTGTGGCTAACAAACCCGAAATATTCCTAATGCCAATGAACGATGCTGTGGCGAAGCAAATGATACCAGATAACGTGGTATCAATTGAGCGAGTCCGGCAACTAAGCATCCGTAAAGACTTAGCCCCAATCATCATGGTTAAGGACGGGACGATCGGAAAGAATGGCCATCCTAACGCAATGATGGTTGATGGTCATCACCGCTACTTTCTAGCCTTCCTGAGACAGCAAGCCTTTATCGAGGGGCATTTCTTAGAGGAATCCCAATGGAGACCTTTCCAGATCCATTGGTTGCGTGGTATGAGTAAGGATGAGTTAAGGCGTAGACCAGTTACCAAAAGGGACTACTAACCATGAATGCTGAACGCCGTAAGGAAATTGATAAGGCCATTAAAATCCTTGACCAAGCAAAGGCTGACGTTGATACTGCGGTAGAGAAGGCTACCGAAAAGCTGGAAGAAGCAAAAGGCATAATCGAGAGTGCCAAAGAGGGTGAGGAGGAGTCACTGGAGGCTCTGCCTGAGAATATGCAGTCAGGCGAAAAGGGTGAAAAGATGCAGTCCGCTATTGATGCGTTGGATGAAGCTGCCAACGATATCGATGAGGCTATTGGTAATCTAGAAACAGCTAAGGAATAACCACAACGCTGAGGGGCATCCTATGGACAAGGATCAGGTAAAACAACATATTTTACATGTCCTACATATCCTCATTGGTCTTGCTGACCGATTTGATTTAAAGGATATATCTATGGAATTAACATCCTGTACGGAGCGTATTCAACCCGAACTCCTTATCGCCCGAGTTATGAGAGCGGAAATAATCCATTATCACACACAAGAGGGAGGTGAATAAACTCTTGTAGTGGAAGAAAATTTGCGCTATACTCTGAATTGTAACCACGAAAGGAGTATAGTATGGTAGGACATAACCCTAACCATGACGAGGATCCAATAACCCAAGCCATGGTTAGGGTAATGAAGGATTTGAAAGAGGATCATCCTCTTGTCCAAGCAATAATATCCAACTACGCCGAACTCTGCCGATTGGTCACACTTGACCCTGACGCGGATCCCCATGACGAGATAGGGCGATATGAATATGTCCTGTCTCGTTGGAAACCTAACTGAGGAGATATCAATGGCTACCTATACTGAAATCAAACCCGACGTTCCAGAGGGCGTGACCTTTCATTCCGGTGGAACGGCAGACGTGTTTAAACGATCCACTCTATCCGGCAAATTCCATGTTGCCCAAATGCCTATTTCCAAAGAGCAATGGGATGCATGGAAGGTGTCGGGTCGATTGATCCAAGATGCGCTCCCCTATCTATCGAAGGAGGAGCGTGAGTTCCTGATGACGGGTTCGACTCCCACTGAATGGGATGCGATGTTCAAGGAGGACGAGTAATGTTTTTCGTCCTATCCGTTCCTTTCTGGTTATTCGTACTCTTATGGATTTTTGGTGGTCCAGGGCGTAAACGAGCTAGACAACAGGCTGCTCATCTGCAGGAATTGCAGACTGTGGCAGCAATGACAGAGGCTATGAAAGAGGAGTATTGGGCTCGGAAACGTTTCGAGGCCCAAGCTGCTGAACGAGCCTTAATTTCTAATGGCAAAGCTGCCAGTAGGATGGCGTGGGCTTTCTTCCTCATCATGGCTGCGGTTATAGTCATTGGAATCATGACTGGAGGAAACCAATGAACTGGATTAAGATGAAACCCTGTGATCTGGGATTCTTGCCGGAATTGTTGAGCGAGTATGACCTGCGGCCTGCCGCCAGTCAACTCGCCGACAACTATCGACATGGGGGAGGATGGAATCCCCAAAAGGGATTTGTGTTCGGAAAGGAGAACTACTCCTTAAAATATCCCGGTGATCCTGTCATGTATCCATTGGCACGGTCCATGCTTCGGGATGAACTGCTCCTGTTCTATCCCTATGCGTACCTCTGTATCGTTCAACCCGATCAAACCTTCGAGGTCGCTCGGGTCGATTGACCAAACAAACTTACGGTATCCACTCATTTTGTTCTTGAGTGGATATCTTTTTTGCGCTAGTGTACTCATATGAAGCGCGCCGATGTGGTCGCGCCAACTTGTGAGTATCTTCCAATGTCCGCCCCGTTTGATCCAAACTCCATCAACGTCCCCCAGGTGGCCCAGACGTTGCGCGATAATCTCGCCAACCTCGTTGTCCGCGACCAATCGTTCGCCTCATCTTTGCTGGGGCAACTGGATCGTAAGGGACTGAGCAATTCCCAACTTTACTGGCTCAACAAGCTTTCGGAGAAAGCTGTTGGCGCTCCTGAGCAGGAGCGAGAAAAGACGAAGGTCGGTGACCTTAAAGGCATCATGTCCTTGTTCGACAAGGCGAAGGAACACCTTAAGTTCCCCGCCATCGTCCTCGCAGTCAAACAGCCCGATGATTTTGGCGTTACGGGCGTCTATAACGAGTATCGCCTGAGCGTTGCAGGCGATCGGGCTCGCATTCCTGGTTCAATCAACGTGACGGGATATAGCGTAGCGACAGGGGCTGATAAAGCCTGGTTTGGTCGCATTCTCGCTACAGGCGAGTTCGAGGCGTCGCCGCGTGAAGAAACGCCGAAAAATCTGATCCCCGGCCTCGCTCGTTTCGCCGCTGATCCCGTGAACGTCGCCAAAGAGTCGGGGATGCTCACTGGGAAGTGCTGCTTCTGCAACATCGGTCTCAAGGACGAGCGGTCAACGGCCGTGGGTTATGGCCCGATCTGCGCCAAGCATTACGATCTGCCATGGGGGAAGGCATGACCTACCCCAACTACGAGCCCAATTTTGGCTTCTATGACCTCGACATAGAGGATGAAATGGAGTTCTTTTGCCATGTCAAAGCGAACTCCGTTCCTAAAAAGTGCGTGCGATGCAAGGAGAAGGTTCGCCTTCTCCCCGATCGTGAAATGTGTAGCCGATGCGCCGAGGCGCTGGAATTTGCAGGAGAGTAGAATGCGCTATGTGGAACAGAATCCGAAGGCAACGGTCCAAACTTGCCATGAACAAGAGCCTGGTCATTGGGTGACCGAGGCTGCTGAACTCGGTCTCCCTGTTGGTCGCTTTCCAGTCAAGATCGCGACTGATCTGGGCGATAACTCTGATTTCTTTTTCTCGGGGTACGACATGAACGGCGAGGAGATTGCTGGCGCTCGATACGTGCAGGGCAACAGCAAGAAACCCACCGCTCGCCTCCTAGTTATCAACGACTAGGAGGTCGCCATGACTGGATGGAACCTACCCCCAGGTGTGACGAACAAGATGATCGATGACCACTTTGGTGGCGGTGAGGAGGAAGAAATGGGTATCTTGGAGGAGAAGGCACAGGAAGACCTCGAGAAGGTCAAAGGGCTAGGGTTGACCTGGCGCCAGTTACGTGAGATAGCCAATCAAATCGGCGAGGAGTATCTGGATACCAAAATCCTGATGGTTATTCGGCAGCATGACGAGGACGAGATATCGTCCGAAATCTATATGCTCACCGAAGCGGATCTGGTTGCAGGATTGGTCGGCATGTACTTTGCCGAGGATCCAGGACGCGGTGGCTATCCCCTGAGAGACGTTATGGACGACAACGGTAACGTTCATTCCGTTATCGTGTCTGATCCACTGCTGGGGGATTAGGATGGCTGTTATCGAACATAACCTCGACCATGTCGGGGTCCTTGAATTGATAAGTGGCTATAGGAAATTGGTGAGGGCGTGTCCTCCTGGACAACGCCCTCGACCTGTTCAAGATGCCATCGACACGATTGCTGCCGAACTATCGGGAAGGAATTATATCCTGTGTGACTGTGAAAGCGGCAATCGTCGTGGTGAATCCTATGATGATCACCACAATTTCATCTTCTGGGCTTGTGACAAATGCAGCCACGACAAGTGGCAAAAGTGGATAGAAGGAAAGCTATGAATCCACTCACAGGTAATCGGTTAGCCATCCAAGAATCCCTTCTACAGGGATTTATTTGGATGGCTATGAGCAACGGACGGTGGTGGAGACTCCATAAGAATGGTCCCACCACCTGGTATAAAAATTCTCCAGAATTCTCCATCCCTGTCATCGCTGGGGCGCGTTCACGGACTAGGTTAACCCATCTAAGCAAAATCCTTTATGTTGAGGATAAATATGCTTATACCGCACCGTTTCTATGGTGTGAGGAGAATCCTCTCATTTGGGTTGGAAAAGCGAGACCTTAACAAAGTGCTTGACTGGAATTATTTTTTGCGCTATTCTACTTCCATGCTCAAACGAGCCCCAACAGGAGATCCACAATGACTGCCCACGCCCACTTCAACAACGGTCGAATCCTCAGCGAAGAGGAATTATTTAAGTTCGCGCCATCTATTTTCGGCGACACGGCGAGTCCTGAGCGATCGGATAAGTTCAAAGCAATTCCCACCATCGAGGTTCTACGGGGACTATCGAAGGAGGGTTTTCATCCCGTCTCTGTTCAGGAGCAGGGCGTCCGTGCTGCGAACCCCCAGCGTCGTCCCTGGACGAAGCATATGCTCCGACTTCGCCGCTTCGATGATCAGGTCGAACGTCTCAAGGTCGGTGACACGATTGCTGAGGTCATCCTCAAGAACGCCAACGACGGTACAAGCGCCTACGCATTAATGGCGGGTCTATTCCGAATTGCGTGCTTGAACGGAATGGTCGCCAATACAGCAGACCTGGGGGAACTGAAAGTTCGCCACACTCTCAATGACCCCAACCCACGTGCAATCGTTGAGAAGGTGATCGAGGGATCGTATCGGATTGTTCGGCACGCCGATGACGTTCTTGAGGCGCCGCGTCTGTGGTCGCAGCGGAAGCTTTCGTCGTCTGAGGCCTATTCTCTCGCCGCGCAAGCCCATCACCTGACGTTCACCGACCCGGACGGCATAGCTCGGACCCCCATCAAGGTCGAGCAACTCCTGACCCGTCGGCGTCAAGTCGATGCTGGGACGGATCTGTGGACGACATTCAACGTCATCCAAGAGAACGTCCTGAAGGGCGGGCTCGAGGCTGAAAGTGTCACCCACAGCGAGCGTTGGGGCACGGTTCGCACTCGCACCAGAACTCATGCGATCGGGGCAATCGACCGCTCCACCAAGCTGAACAAGGACCTGTTCACTTTGGCTCGGGATGTGTTCAATCGGCTGGAGATGGCGGCGTGATCATTCGTAAGAACCCAGTTGACCATTGTTTCCTCGTATCAATGGAACGACGCGCACGTTGCGTTGGTGAGTGTGGAAGGTGGCTTGTACCTGGCGAATTGGCATGGTCTTATATGGCAGCGCCAGTTGACGGGAACTACGTCGAATGCGGCCAGTGCCGCTATGGAGAGGAACCAGAGGTCGAACCAAAACCACAGATCGCGACAACGTAAGGTCGAAAGCTAAGGGTCCGATCCCCTTAGCTCGCGGTGTAAGGCACCGCCTGACGAGACCGTCAGTCCTTGAGGAGGCCCAAATGGGTGATGAAAGAGAAGAGGAATTGAATACTCCCCCGCCTGTAAAAGCGGACGAACAGCCCAAAGAGGAAACCGTTGTAGCGTCGCCACCCGAGGAAAAGTCTGAGGAGAAAACAGACGATTCCGCCGCGTAAAGCGTAAGCCTGTTCACCTGGGCAAAGGGAGGGGTTGCGGTTCGGTAGAAGTCCGATTGAAGGCCCTGCATTGAGCCCCGCCGCGACATTTTTGAGGATAGTATGACCACGACGCTTGCAGACCGAGTGATTGAGGCCTGTGCAGATCGCCGTACAGACCGACCCACTCTTGAATTACTGTCGCCTGTTGCTAGGGACATCCACACGGCACAGCGGTTTGTCATAACTGAGGATGTCAGGGATGCAGTGCGAGACTTATTAACCTCTCGCCCATCCTCCCTGTATTCAGCCCTCTCCTACGCGCGTCCCCCATTCGAGCGTTGCTGGATTGAGTGGCCCACTCCCAATCAACCCGAACCCATTCACGCTGTCCGCGCCCGAACTAAGCGAGTAGGGGCTATGATCATGGCGGAACCGGGATCGTTCTGCCACGCATTCAAATTCTATACTGTGTGGAGTTATGATATTGGTGATAGCTATGCTCGATGGTTAGAGGTAACAAAAGACCCTGACATTTCATCTAGGATTGCTGCCCATCATAAAGTTGGTATCGGTGTCAGCGTCTTGCAGGTCGGATTCGATTTTACCAGTATAGAGGACGAGACACCCAAGTATTTCAAAGACTGGCATAGGCCACCGGGATCAAAGAATTGGACTGATGATCATTTGCGGAGAATCCGTAATGACGAAGAAAATGCCATTCGCCATGTCCTTGCTGATCCCGCTGAACGTGTAGCTTTGGACAAGATCGAGGGGCTTATTCGTTGGGGCATTCGTCGTGGTCAAGTACCCACTGAACATTTAGCAGCTTCCGCATCCTTTGGTAAGGCTGGAATCGAGGCAGCTTTGGATGATGTTCGGGATGAAATCGGCCCCCTGATATCGCTCCTAATCCTGATGAACTCCAAGAACTGTGTGGATGTGGAAAAGCAAACCATAGCCCCGAAACATAATAGGGCGCGTGTCAAGAGCGGCAAGCCCGAATTTCTGGGACACTCAACGGTTCATATCAGACTTGGGAAAACATATGCCAATGTTGCGGCTGCACACGGGATGACGAAAGAGGAAGCTCGACGGCATCTTGTGCGAGGCCATTTCAAAATCCGCAAATACGGTGTCTATTGGTGGACACCCCATCTGAGGGGCAGTTCTCTCCGAGGCCATGTCAACCGAGAGGCATATATAGTTGACCCAGCGCAGAAATGAGCTATAATGCGTCGATTCCTCATGCGTTTAGAAGCTCACAGAAGCTCGCTGAGACGCATGGAACAAGTCAGCTATAGCTCTACACGTCGCACAAGGAACGCTAGTCTATGACGATTTATGAGGATCCCGCTAAACTTGAGGAGAAAAGCCGGATGAATCCATCTTCTGTGTTGGTTGTCTTGTCGGGAGGACAGGACTCGACAACCTGTTTGTTCCATGCGATCCATTCCCCCACTGTGTTCAATCGAGTGGGCGCCCTATCATTTGACTATGGGCAGCGACACTCCCGAGAATTGGAGAGTGCCGCTTTCGTCTATGAATTGGCGCAGCATTATGTTGAGCAGGGTATCCATATGGAGCCTTACCGTCATATAAAGAAAATGGGAAACATCTTTGAGGGCAACTCGCCTTTGACGACTGATCACCCATTAGAGGAATATGCCGACGTAACGGAAATGAACGCGAAACTCCAAGATCGAGTGGAGTTGACGTTTGTGCCGGGACGCAATGCCGTTTTTCTCGCCCTCGCCTACAGCTACGCCACAGCCTGGGGGTTCGATTCCATCATGACTGGAGTCAATGCTGCGGATGCGGGCAATTATCCAGATTGTACACCAGAGTTCGTTGCGTCAATGGCAGAGACAATGGCATTGGCAACTCGCCAACGTATCAAGATATACACTCCACTACAAGGGAAAAGCAAGAAGGAGATTGTTGAACTTGGGAATGGGCTCAACGGATGTATGAGAGCAATGGCTTTTACTACCACAGACTATGCAGGCGCCTATCCCCCACTTAACAATCATGCTTCGGTCTTACGTGCGAGTGGATTCACCGAAGCTAATACTCCAGACCCACTGATGGAACGGGCGAGGTTTGAGGGATTGGTCAAGTAGTGTTTGAACGGCATAACCATTTCTTTTGGATTGATGCGGACCATGTCGTCCATCCTGCAAGGGATATGGACGAGTGGTCCGCTCATTACGACGATGACCATAGAATCGTTGCCCAAACGGGTAACGACAATATTTGGGTGTCCACTGTATTCTTAGGAATTAACCACAATTTTGGATTCAGTGATGATACCAGACCCATTTTATTTGAGACCATGATCTTTGGTGGAAGAATGGATGACTATCAACATAGATATTGTACCTATGAAGAGGCTTTAGCTGGTCATCATATGGTGTGTGAAGAACTCTTTGGGATAGTCAAGCATGATAGCTCCTAATCGCCATGATCGCGGCTGGCCAAAGGTGGCATTAATAACCTATACCGTAGAAATGGGACAGAGTTGGCGATTCTGCATCGAACCTATGGGTAGGCGTGATGCTGTTTGGGAACGTAGTGGATATGTGGAGTTGATCGTATGGAAAAAACAGACGGACCCTAAATGGTGCGTCAAATGACGAGGCCACTCGCATCATTTGACGAGGGGTAAAGGCCTCACGAATAATTGTGTGACTCCTCGAAATAAATGTCTGGGACCCCCTTGACAAGGTCGATGTTCTGTGCTTATGTGATCCTGACGGGGCATACCCGTGAGGAGGAAATATGCAAACCTATATGTTGAGACACCATGCTGATAACAACCTCAAGAAATTGCGGGACGAGAACCCGGCCATTTCATTTGAGTTGGTTGAAATCAATGGTGGTTTCATCATTCAGGCAAAGAGGCCTGAACACGTCCAATGGTCGGGTGAAATTGTTTCATCCCTTAACCAACTAGGAGTTGATATCGTGGTCGATCATACGCACACCGAAGCTACCGCGCCCGAAGCTACCGCGGCACCCGAGACTGCGGCACCTGCTGCTGAGGCTGCACCTGCCGTCGAGAAGCCCAAGAAAGAACCAAAGCCCAAGGTTCAGTGGAGCGTCATGTGGAAGACCGCTCCCGACAAAGTCGCCGCTCGCGTGGCAAAGGGCGAACCCCCGTTCAAGCCTGGCTCCAAGCGCGATATCACCAAGCAGTTGCTTGAGCAGGAGAACGGCTGCACCATCGAAGAGGCGATGAATGCTCTGGCATGGGACAAGGCGACCGTCCTGTCCAGCTTCACTGAAATCGCAACCCTGTTGGACCGGCGTAAGGTCATCACTACGAAGGGCGCCGAAGGTCAGCCCAATCGGTATACGATGGGGCCTCCCATGACAACGGAGCAGGTTGAACAGGAACGCAAGGAGCGCACGGAGCGCCGAGCCAGTCTCGCTGAGGAGAAGCAGAAGAAGGCTGTTGAACGCGAGGCGAAGAAGAAGGCTACCGAGGAAGCTGCTGCCGCAGCTACCGCTGCCCAGGCTGCTGCTGCCGGCCACCAGGCTCCCCCAGCTGAACAACACGCTGCCCAGTAACGCACTTTTAGGGTCGGGTGTAACAAACCCGACCCTATTTTTTTGGAAGGAAACGCTTGTGACATACCTCACCGTAAAGACCTTTCCTCCTATCTCCTGCTGCTATCGCAATTGGAAAGCTGCATCCCACT